TTAGAATAAAAAGGTGGGTGTTTAATTACCTACAACGGTGGTAATATGAGCCGTTTTTTCTATGGCTTATATTTAGTGTTAGCAGTAGTACGGTAATTAACCACAAATGCTCAATCGAAGAACTGAATTAAGCACTTGTAGGTAACACCCGAATAAATCACCCCCAACAAACAACTAAGAAAATGAACAGACAAGATAAAATAACAATATTTGTTAAGAGGCTACAAAAGCTAAATGTAGAAATAAAACTGTCTGCGAATTATCCTTGGATTTACATATCTCATATAAACGGAAAACAAGTTACTGAAAAGTTCCAAGCCAATCACGGATTTACTGTAGCATTTACCCCGATTAAAAAAGGTCAAGAACTAGAGTTCACAGATATAAGAGAAATTTTTAAACTAGTAAGAAAGTATTGTGATAAATAATCTTCTTAGCGAATACTAGTACGTTGGCAAAATAGATACATTTTTTAATATTACAATTATGGAGTTTACACCTAAAGATCCTGTTGGACATACAAGAGTAATTAAATGGTGTGTAGCAAGAGGAAATCGTGCCGCTTATAAATATAAATTTATGAGTTATTTTATTAATAAAAATAAAATAAAATATGAATTGTACAAAAACGGTAAATATAGAGTTTATATTGTGTATTCAGATGATGAAAACATTAAAAATAAATTTTTAGAAATGACAGTTTTAATATTCAATGAATGTTTCATTGATTTTCACATGAAAAAATTACTTTTAGCTGATAATAAATCTATTGAAAATATTAGTGATGCTAGAAAACGTTAAAATTTTATAACACATATAAAAAATTTAAAAATGGAACAATTACGTATAAAAAACATTTCTGTTAAAAAAAAAGAACAGTATTTAGATACAAGTTTACCTTTTGATTTAAAAGCTAAATTACTATTACATTATAAAGATAAAAACGGTTCACACATTGAACATTTTGATTCAAGTTATAATGCAATAAGGATTAATCATGCTTTAGATAACTTTAATAAAACATTACGTCCTGGAGAATCGGCACGTAAAGTAGTAGCAATATACGAAATAATGACAGCCGTTAAACTTACAAAATTATGTTAATAGGTGTATCTGGAAAAATAGGAAGTGGTAAAGACACTTTTGGTAAAATGCTTGAGTATTTACATCATAAACATCTTAATAAAATTCCTCTTATATCAGTAACAGAATTTTTAGATTCTTATGATGACGTATATACTAACGAAGATTATAACAATACTAACGGACTTTTTACAATAAAAAAGTTTGCAGACAAGTTAAAAGATGTAGTTTGTTTATTAATTAATTGTTCAAGAAAAGAATTAGAAAATCATGAATTTAAAAATAAACCTTTAGGTGAAGATTGGATACATTATAGGTATGCTGATGGTTTTACAAAAGATCATAATGGTAATACTTCAATGCTTAGTAAATCTTGTAGTAAAGATAAATATGAAGAAGAATTTAAAATAAATTGGTCTACTGCTTATAAAACTGTACTTACTCCTAGAATATTACTTCAATTATTAGGTACTGAATGTGGTAGACAAATTATTCATCCCAATATTTGGATTAATTCTTTAATGTCTACATATAAAGAATCATATAAAAATAATCGATATTATGCTAATAAGAATGTTTTTAATGTATCTGAAGAAGACGAAGTAAATAATCCAGCTATGTATCCTAATTGGATCGTAACAGATTTAAGATTTCCTAACGAGTATGATGCTATTAAAGATAACGGGGGTATAACTGTTAGAATAACTCGTAATAATTCAGCTGAAAGTCAATCTACTCATGAATCTGAAACTGCTTTAGATAATTATAAAACCCACGATTACGAAATTACAAATGATGGTTCTTTACATGACCTTTATTTAAGCGCAAACACTTTTTATGTAACTTTTATAAACACTAAATATAATGACTGAAAAATTATTAGACCTAAATAATACTCCAAATGCGGAAGTATTAGTCAAGAAATTTACTAATAAAATTTTAGAAGGTACTATAGATTCTGTAAAAGCTGGTGTCATTTTAAAAATAATGGCTAAAGTATCTGAAGAAGTATTAGCTAATCCCGAAGTTAAAGCTACAATTAGCGTAGCTACTGTAAATGCTATTACAGGTCTTGCAAAAGGTGAAAGATTGTACGGAGCAAAAATTAGTTATCGTGCAACAAGTACACGATATGATTATAGTGATTGCGGTCACACAGAATATAATTCGTTAGTTGCAATTGAACAAATAATTAAAGAGCGTAAAAAAGCTATTGAAGATAAACTTAAACTTGTTCTTAAAGATTCAGAAGCATCGTATTCTAATTCTAAATCTTTAGGTATATCTACATTTACTGAAGATATTATTATAGCTGATTTACCAAAATTAACTTTTGAACCAAATGGTGAAATTGTTTCAGTTAAAGCACCCATTAAATACCAATCAAAAGGTTGTGTATATTCTTTTAAATAATAATTAATTAACAATTAAAAATTTATTGTAATGTCAGATTTAAAAATTACACCTAACAACGATATTATACCTTTTGCCAAACTTCATGGAAAAGCTAAAAATATTGCTATACGTACACCTAAAATAACTGTTGAAAAATACATAGAATTATTTTCTTGGTTACAGTGTTCAAAAAATGCATACATTACTGCAATGCCTACGCATAGTAAAGTTACAGAATCAGGTATATTTATTAATGAAGAATCTGCTAAAGAAGACTGGGCAGAAAGTGCTCGATTTGGTTATCCAATTATTAGTATAGGTGCAAATTGTAAAGAATACGAGCCACTTATAAAACTACATTTGTTAGCTTCAATGTCTGGACAACCGTTAAAAACTTTTGAAGTTGTTGTTGCATCTCCTGATTATCCTGATGAAAGGGCTTGTGACCGAGTTTATTTAGTGGCTGTTCACCGTGTTGAAAGTATAGTTTCTTTAGTTAATCCCGATGATGTAAAGTTAGATAAAAATTATAAATTTTAAGAGATATGGCTGATAATATAAATTACGCAAAGGGTAAACACTCTTTTGCCAGTGCTGTTTTACCAGCATGGCATAATCTAGGTCAAATTGTTGACCATGCTATGACTTCTGAAGAAGCTATAGTTGCATCTGGATTAGATTTTACTGTTAAACTTACACCTGTTGTAGGTGAAGTTTATAATAAGTCTATAGGAAGGAACATACCTTTAGAAACAAATAAATTTATTACATATCGTGATGATATATATGAATCTTTAGGTGTTGTTGGTGCAAGATATGAACCACTTCAAAATGTTAACGCATTTGATTTTTTCGATGAAATTGTAGGTTCTAAAGAAGCTATATACGAAACTGCTGGTGCGTTAGGTAATGGAGAAATAATTTTTATTACTGCTAAATTACCTAATCAAATTAGAATTGGAAATTCTGATGATGTTACTGATATGTATTTGTTATTAACAACAAGTCATGATGGTTCAGGTGCTACAAAAGTAATGTTTACACCAACAAGAGTTGTTTGTGCTAATACTTTAGCAAGTGGTATAAATAACGCAAAACGTAAGTTTTCTGTTAGGCACACAGTTAACGCTAAAAATAGACTTGAAGAAGGTAAAAAAATTCTTCAAGTAAGTCATGTATTAAGTGACGAATTAAATGAAATTTTTAATGCTATGTCTAAAACTCGTGTTTCAGACAATGTAGTAGAAAAGTACATTACTAATGTTTTTTATGATTCTAAAGAACTACAATCTATAGTAGATGGTAATAGTAATGAAGTAATTTCTACTCGTAAAAGAAACACTGTTAAAGACACTATTAATTATTATCATACGGGAGTAGGTCAAGATATGATTACTACTAAAGGTACTTTGTGGGGGGCATATAATGCTGTTACAGGTTACTTTCAAAATAATAAATCTTATACTACAAACGAAAAAAAGTTTAATTCTATTTTAACTGATCAAGGTACATCTAAAAAATTAACTGAACGTGCTTTTGATTTAACTAGTAAATATCTTTAATCAAAAAAGGAGGTAGAAATACCTCCTTTTTTTAATATTTTGACATGAACGAAATTGATTTATACGAAAAGTTAGAAACTCTTGTAGATGGTATTAATTTAACACAAGAGGGACTTGAACAAGTCGTGCAAACACTGACTACTGAAGAATCACATAAATTTCAAACTACAGTTGATGTAGAAGAATTTATGAATACAATGGAACAACGTATTGCAAAATATCCAGAAATTCCTAAAACTAATACTGTAATATTGCGTATTAAATTACTTCTTGAAGAAGTTGTAGAATTTGCTGTTGCGGCTTTAGGTAAAAAAACTGGAATTGAAGCTTTAAATGCAATTGTAGACGGGCAACATAAAAATAAATTTTTAGATCCTAAATGGGAAAATCCAAATATTGTTGAAATAGCTGATGCATTTGCTGATATTGAATATGTACTACATGGAGCAATTGCTGCTTTTGGTATGCAAGATATATTTAAAGAATGTTTTGATGCAGTTCATGCTAATAATATGACTAAATCTGTAGAAAATAGAACTACTGCAGAAGCAACTGTAAATATTCTTTCTAATCAAAATATAAAAGCTAGCGTAAAAGAAACTAAAACTGGCAGATATTTAATTACAAGAGATGGAGATAATAAAATTCTTAAACCTTCTAATTATAAATCCGTCGATTTAACAATTATTGTTAACCAAAACATAAGGAAAAAATGATAGATAAGCAACTAGAAAAAGAAGCTCAAAATTTATTTTCACTGTTTCATATATGTATGAGATACATGGATACTATGCTTGATAACAAATATTTTGTTAAAGAAGAGAAGCAAAGAGCTAATAATCTTATGGCATTTTTAACTAAACGTTGTGATACTTATTGGAACACTATAAAAAATAATGTAGACAATGAAGAACTTACTATTTACAGTAATCTTATAGAAGATTTTGAAAGTATTATAGTAAGTATGAGAACAATGTCGCCATTTGAAGTAAAGTGTGTATATGAAACTGCGAAAGTTATACCTTCTTATATTACTACAGAAAAAACTATTATTGATATTAATGAAATAGTAAAAACTCATGTACATCCTCAAGCTGTTGTATCTTTAAGTCAATTATTAGCTAAAAGTAGTAAAAAAGATATAGATGTACTTGTTATAAATGTCAATGGTATCAATTGTAAAATTTCTAGTACTCACGGTAATGTAATAGTGTTTGAATATGACACTAGTGAAGGAAAACGCAATTTTGCATACACGATTAATAACTTAGATACTGAAACTTTGTGTAGTATAAATAATTTTTTGTATACTAGGTTACAAATTAGTGAAAAAACTAAACTACCCTCGTTAGAATCAGCTACAGAACACACAACTGTACAATAGCACAGTATAGACCACTACAGCAAATTTAACGTAAATAGCGTGTAACTTGTTGATTATCAGACAGTTAGAAGCCATGATTACTTATTGTAGTCATGGCTTCATTTTTCCCCCTTTTATTTAACTTAATCAACAATTATACACCTATCATATCTAAAAACAGCTTCTAAAAAAAATTTACGTCCGTAAGTGGATAATTATTTGCGATAAACTCCTTGACCTGTACTATATAGTCTATATGCTTGTGTTCCAAGTGGCATTAATTGTAATGTTTCACGTAGTAATCTACTATCACCTGAATAAATACCCGTTGCAATAGTATCATCATTTTGTATAAATCTACCACCAGCAATAATAAACTCATATAAATCTGTAACTAATGTACTTACAGGAATAAGATTTTTCATAAGTGCTTGTTGCTCTTGTGGATTTACATAAAATGTTATATCTGTTTGCATACGAGTTAACATATTTATTAAATAGTTTGAATAAAGTTTTTGATCTTCATCATCATCATCTAATGACGCTTTAATTAAAACGTGAATTGCAATAAGTCCTGCATATATAACTAACTCTTGTAAATTAGCTCGCATATTAGCAGCATCTACTTCATTAAATCTATCATCAAATTTAGTATCTCTAAAAGTAGCTTTTCTAAATAATTGATTTAATGTAAATACAACATTAGATATACCACTTGTTTCTATATTAGATACTTTAGGTGTAAAATATAAACTACTTATAGTTCTATATCTACCTTTACGAGTATATTCTAAGTGTGAATCATACTTTTCACTTTCAATACGTGAAGCCCAACCTTCAAACATCCAAGTTCTAAACTGTGCTAACGCTCTACCTAAAAACTTACGTTTAATAGCTAAAGGTGACAAGTGGTCATAATTACCATGATTCTTTTTAATAACTTGATCTAAGTTATTTTTAAATCTATTAGAAGATTTATTATGTGCATAATCAGCAGGATTACCACTCCATTCATTATTTTCAGCAAACTCTTGTGTATTCCAATTACCTTCATTATCATATGCTTCCCATAAAGTACGTTCTTCTCCATTAAGATCAGTAATTTTTTTGTTTAACATCATAGCAATCATTACAGGAGCTTGATTTAAATACTCACTACGCTTCTGTAAATTATATGCTTCTAAAAACTTTAATCTTGTATTTAATGTTGTTTCTTTAGAAGTTTTATAAAGTTCATTTGACGCATCTTTTAATACATCAAATTTATCCATAATCGCTCTAATTTTAAGAGCCAACATTGCAACATTTGATTGATCAAATTTATCTAATTGGTGTGCAGTTAAATTTCTACCTATACTACTCCAAGTCATTCTATACGCTTTACGTAATTGACCTTGTGTATAATCTCTACCATCAGCAGCAGTAATTAAATTAGAAATATAACCAAATCCCATGTTAGCTACAGCAGAAAATGTATTCCAACCCATACCTTTAAGTTGCATCCACTGTAAAAGATTATCTCCTACACGTGAAGCAGCAATATATCCACCTACATTTTCTGCTTTAAGTTCTAATTCAGCCCTAAGTGATGTATATTCTTCATCTTCAATATCATTATTAACTTTTAATAATTCTAATTCTTTTAATAAATCTTCATACTTTTTCTTTTCAGCTTTTTCAATAGGCGTAAGAAATTTGATATTACTTACACCTTCTACTTCACGGGCGTACCCATAAAATACTTTAAAATAATTTTCGTAAGCAGTACGTAAATTTTTAAAACTATCAATTTCTGACTTCTGTACAACGTTATCATACGGATCAGTAATTTTTTCATTTTTAGGAGTAAATCTACTTTCTCTTGATTCGTTAATAATGTTTCTAGCAATTTGAACATAATCTTCAATAGCTGATTTGTGTTTATAACTTAACACTGCCATTGAATACGCTTTAATAACTTTACCTAAATCAAATGATTTAGTTTCTGCAACTTCATTAGTAGCTTTTCTACGTAAATTTTGAACATAAACTAAATCAGGTTCAGAATTAGTTTTAATACGAAATTCTAAAACACCTTTTTCAACTATTTGATCAATTGCACGTTTTTGATCGGGTAACATTTTTACTTCAAGTTGTGCATCAACTTCTCCTGTTATAGGGTCAATATCTCCATACATTGTATCTTTAATACTACCTTCTGTTGTACTAGCAATAAGTTTATCATATACAGAAGCTAACCCAGTTTTAAGTCCACCTTCATCAAACTGTTCTATTACAGCTTTTAAAATAGTTGGAAGTGTATTTACTTGTACGTTTTTACGACTATTGTAAGGTAAATATTTATGTAATGATGAAAAAGTATCAATCATAAATTCATAAAATTCACTTAATGTTTCATCATTAGCAATAGTATCAAATCTTGAATCATTCCATATAGTAGCTTCACCAGTTTCTAAATTAGTTTTACGTGGTGTTTCATATGTAAAACGATGACCCATAGGTTTAATAAAATTACCATCAATTTTAATACTTTTACCTTTATTAACAGCGTTACTATAATAATAAGGAGAATTTTCAATTTCCCATATTTTCATACGTTTCTGACGCTCTGACAAGCTACCAAATCCATTATCTACAATCTCACTGTACATGACGTCGAACTCTTCAAAGAACGTCGCCATACGTGCTTCCATACGCTTTGACAGAACGTTGTAGCGATATTCCCCCATATTGTTTTTTAACTCTGCAATATGTTTTGCTTTAGCTTTTTCATCAAATTTTCCAACATACGTTAATCTATCATCTGCAACAACAGGTGGAGCTAATAATCTAGCATCCATTAAAATTTCATTATTATGTTTCCAATCAAAATAATTATCCCACATAGCAGGATTATCAGATTCATTAGCACGATTAAATAATGCTTTTTTAGTCTCAAAAAATTCTTGTGTATAAGGATATATAATATTACCAGTTTTTTCACCCGTATTATATTTTTGCATAAACGGTTCATACAATGCTGTACCATTTGTTGTTTGTTGTATAGCTTTTAATTTTGCTTGAACTTCAGGAAGTAAACTATCTAGTTTAGCGTAAATTTTATTTGCTTCATCAAATGCTCTTGAATTTGCATTTTTAACAGCATCAGATACTAAATCTAACATTACAAAACCGTATCTACTAATATCTAATACATTAGCAGATGCAACACTAATATCAGCTTTATTTGATAATTCTTCAGTAACGTCAGAATCAGGACTTCGTTCTCTTACAAAATCATTCATACTTTCAATATTCAATATAGAAAGTTTAGTATCAAATTGATTTATTTTTCCTTCAATTGAAGAAAACATATTAGAAATAGTTTCACTAAGTTTTTCTGCATCATTTAAGAAAATTTCACTAGCATTTTTCCACAAGTGAATTAACTTTTTAGCATAAAGAAGATCACCAGTTGTCATATCATTACTAAAGATAACTTCTAATTCATCTATATCTTTTTTAGCAAAAATTGCAATTTCTTCAACAGTTAAAGCATCAGTTAATTCATCTATTTCTATATTTAAATCAGCAATTGTATCTTCTAATACATTTACACGATAAAAATCTTTGTTATTATTTGCTGTAGCTATTTGTTGATACAACATTTTTTTACGTGAACGTAAATTTCCTATTAGTTTATTAAAACGATTAGAATTTACATCAGTTGAATCTCCACTACTTAATGCAAAATCTGTAGTATCTTCTTCAACTACAATAACATAACCATAGCCATCTGCACGAGCAGTAGCTTTAATACCACTGTATTGCTTATTAATGTGACTAGCAATACCAGGGTCAGTTTTTAAAGTCCAACCACCTTTACGATTTTTAAGTTTAAATCTTTTTATAATATCCTGTACAGTGCTACGTTGTTTTGCGCCCGTGATAGAAAGATCACGATCTTTAAATTGATTAAGTAGTGTATTATATAATTTAGTATCAGAAGCATTTCCAAATTCAACATATATTAAATTATCTTTAGCATTTTTTAACGCGGTTACAAATTCAGGATTTGTAGCGTGTAAATAAGTAAAAAATAATTTCATTGATTCTTTAAGTTGTACATTAGTAATATTACTATTACCTTTAAATGCTAAATAGGCTTCTTCTAAATTAGCATAATTATACATACCTAATGATATACCCCCACTATTTTTAGGATTTAATACAGAATCTTTAGTTACTTTGACAACATTTTTAGCGGGTTTACCAGTTTTTGTTTCAAGTAAAGATAACACATAAGTCATAGCTGCTTCAAGTTCGCTATTTTCATTAATGTTAGTACCTGTAAATAGTTGTGAAATGTATTCAACTATTTTTTTCCAAAAACTAATATCATCATTATAATTAGTTTCATTTAACAGTGCTTGAAAATCTGGTGAAGTTAAAGCTAATGCAACGTATTCTTTAATATTATAACCAGCATAAATTACTTCAGCTTCTTCTTCAGTAATTACAACGTCTTTCTTTTGTTTTAATCGTTCAATTTTTTGTACAAGTGCTTGCAATTTTTTACTATCTACTCTATTTCTAAAATTAATAAACAAACCATTAATTTTAGCTACAAGTTGTATTTCTTCAGCCGTTTTAGGATTTATAAGTGTACTATTTAAAGCAGAGTGTACTAATTCGTGCAACATTACCTTCTCTAATTCAGCAGAATCTTGTAAAGCATCAGGATTAAACGTTAAAACTTTAGTTGCATTATTAAATTGTGCAGGATTACCTTTAGATAATCTTACATCTATTTGTAATGCAGCTAATTCAAGTTTTGAACTATTTGCAAGAAGTGCTTCGGCTACTAATTTATTTCTTGAATTAGTAGATTTTTCTATAACCGTCTTTAAAAAATCTTTTGTTCTTTCAACAGCATTTTTTTTACTTATAAGACCATAACTTTCAGCAGTACTTTGTTTAAGTACATTTTTAACTTTTTTATTGTCAATAGGTGTTGTTTCTAATGTAGGATTATTAGCGGGTAATTCATAAGTAGTAGTTTTATTACCGACCATCATTGATTTTGCAACTTCTGCTCCAGCATCATATTCAGAATGACCGTGTGCATCACCCAATCTATCAAGAATAACATACGTATTACCAACTCTAAGATAAGGATAAAACTTTTTATTTGTAGGATTTCTATATTTAATCATTGAAGGTACCGAGTTCATATCTAACCCTTCAATATAAATATTAAGACTATCATTATTTATTGTACCATCTTCATTTACTAAAGGGTCAATAAAATCTAATTCTTCTCCATTTTGCAATTCGTTAACATTATGTTGAAAATATTGCATAGCCATAAAACTAACTCTTTCTCTTACTCCTGTAGATAGTCCAAATAAAGAGGCGTTATTTAATGAAGCATTTTCAGTAAGTTGTTTTGCTATACCAGAACGAATAAGATATTGTGGTGGAATATATTTAACATATTGAACAGCACTTTGAACACCACCATTTAAATACATTAACTGTATTAATGATTCCATTAATCGTGTTGTTGTCCACTCTTCACCATTGTACGTACCTATAACTTCATTAGAAGTTAATAAATCAGCAACAGCACTATATATTGCAGTTTCATCTGAATTTTCAGCTGTACTTGCATACATCATAATATCAGCAGGTAACGAACTATTTTTACTTGGCGTAGCTTGTAATCTACTTAAAAAAGCATTTTGTCCAATAGGTTTATTTCTTAAATCTAATAATATTGAAGCAACAGACATATGAATATGTTCTGTATTTATACCATCAAATGTATATTTATCATACATTAATTGTGAACGTGATTCAAATGCGTCATCAGTAATTGTATCAAGCGAAGTATATACAAAAGACTTCATAGCATTAAAAACTTTTATTCGTCTTTCAATGCTAGTATTTAAATTAAACTCTGCGCCAGCAAGTCTTTCAATTTCATCTACAACTCTACTTGGTACTGCATTTGTATAAGGAAAGAATTTTGACCAAGATGCTACAGTTGTATTTAAAGCATAAACTGTAGCCATACCATTAATAGTACGTGGTCTTATATAGGTTGTAGCATTAATTTTAACATAACCTAATTTTAAAAAAGTTTCTGAATCAAGATCTTGTCCTATAGGTACTTTTTTATAATCTCCAATAATAGCTTCAACATTCATAATGTTGGTACTATATGGAAGATTAGAAACACCGTCAAGTTTTGTTTGTGCGGCAATTAAAGAAGAACCTTTAGTTGATCTACCAATACTTACACTATCACTATTTACTAATGCTTGTACTTTTCTTAAATCTCTACCTTGGTCTTCTAACATCATATTCTTTTTAAGAATAGCAAGTTGTGAAAAACGATAAGATTCTGATTCTTTATTTTCAGTAGCTAATAATTCAATAAGTTTAGTTCCTGAAACATCTGCATTTTCATCATATTTAGATGTATATTTATTACCACTATCATACTTTTCAAAAAGTGTAATATAAGCTAATTCTTTAGCTTTAACATAAGGCATTTCTTTACTTAACTTAGAAATTAATTTATGATATTCACTAATAATAGGTTGACTAATAAACGGTATAATTGTAGCTTCGTCAAATCCTTGACCTACTAATGTACGTATAGTATTAAAATTATCACCTACAACACTTAAAGGGTCCATTAGTAGATTATTTTCATTATCTACTGAGATATTTTGAAAAGCCGAAAATACATCAATTTTTGTACGTACACCCTTATCATTAGTTTTTGGTTCATTTAAATTATTACTAACTAAATCGCCAAATCTAATTTGTTGTACAACAGGTTTACCTGTTTCATCGGTAGTATAAAAATATACAGGAGATTCAGATTGTTGCAATGCAGCAAAATATACACTGTCCATACTAAAGCTACCAATACCATCTTTACCTTCACGTGCGCCTAAATAACGTTCTGTTTGATACTGTTCACTTAGTCCCGAAACAAAATCTTTTTCACCTTTTGCTTTAACTACAGCTTTATACAGTTCACCATCTTTACTCATAAGACCAAAACTTAATGGTCTTTTAATTCGCGCTTGAACTTCTTTATTAGAATTACTCATAACAGCAATATGAATATCCAAAAGCCTATTATGAAGATTTTTAATTTCTAATTTTCTACGAATAACTTTAGCATCTGCAGAATCAAATTCTGTAGAACCTAAAATATCTCTAATTACTTGATCATTAAGAGCTTCAATTTCTTCTTTTGTATCGTAACTTACTGCACGTAAACTTTTACGAATTATTTTATCTGCAAATGTACCATCATTACGAACAAAATAATTGTTAGCTTTAGCAAATTCTTTACGACCTCTTGAGTCATCAAATTTGTCTATATTTTTACGAATAATATCTCTTTTTGCCTTTGGAGAGTAATTATCAGTCGATATGAACTTTTGATATTCTTCTTCAATTTCATTAGGTTTTTTATTATTATTTGCGTATTCAGCTTCAACATATGTTGCACGTGACATAGCATATAAACTATCTACATCAAAATCTGAACCCATTCTAACAATAAAATCTCTAGGTGCAATAATAATATCTCCCATAGCTTCAGGAAGAAATCCTACAACTTCAATATAAGACATACTATTTTGAGCAGAAGTAGGAATACGATAACCAAACATATCTAATATTTCCGTAGGTAATTTAGATACATCAAGCATATTTCCAACCATAAAATCTGCAATATTTAATGTATTACCATAGTTATCTTTAAATTTAAACGGAACTAATACTTGATCAGGAGTTACTTTACCATCTTTATCATAAGAAGATGGTTGTAATCCTTTAGCAGCATCATAATTTTTTGTATAAATTATACCGTTTTTATCTTTATTAGTAATTTCATCTTCAGTAAAAGTAGTTTTTTTCCAACCTTCTTGAGGTGCAAGAACATAAGAACTACCTGTTACAAGAATTTTTCTAATCTTATTTTCAACTAATGAATTTAATAATGCTTCAAATTTAGAAGCAGAAGGAGAAAAGAAAATGGGAATTATAAAATTATTGTTATCAAGTTTTAACCCTTCAATTTCATTAATATTATAGTTACGTTCTCGCGCTTCTTTTAAAATTATTTCATTAATTTTATTATTATTAACTGTACCATCTTCATTAAGAAGTTCATCTTTAAAATCTGCATAATGAAGTTTATACAAATTATTATAAGTATCTAAAAATGTTTTGTTTAATTGCTTACCATTAATTTTTTTACCTTTATATGTAAAGTCTTGAACGTGTAGAATATCAGCAAACAATAATTTTCTTTGTTGAGAACCATCATTAATTACACCTTTTTCTTTAAATGGAACTTCATTTTGAATACCAAAATCTCTTCTATCAAGTTGTTTAGTATAAAGTGTAGAATCAATATCTTTTAAATCTTTAATACTACCATCTGAATTCCATATATTTAAAGGTTGTTCTAAATTACCTTGTTTAATACCTGAACCATAAACACTTCTATCAATATCGTTAGCTTCCATAAACTCACGTAATTTATCAATATCGTGACCTTCTGTAAACTGTTTAAGTAAAGTTATTTCTGCTAATTTAACATAAGTTTTAATATCAACATCAAATTCTTCAGATATTTCATTACCGTTAAAAACAGGTTTTTCAGCACCTAATACAATTTTTAATTCTTTTTTAGAAAGTTTATCTCCTCTATCATGTTTTACAATTAATTCATTACCACGTTTTTGTGTAATAATACCTTTACCTACAAGGATTCTTACTTTTTCTTTTAGTGTAGTAACACCGTGTGCATCTGTAGTTTCAATTGCTTTATATTGTGCAGAATCTTTACCTAATATTTCTTCATAATGTGCAAGAATAGCAGAATCCATTTTTAAATCCTGTAAATACAACATAGTAAATTGTTCATCTTTACTATTAGCTAATTCTTGTCTTGGCGCAGCTTCTCCAGCAAGACGTTTACTAATATTTTCAAATGTATCTTTTATTTGTTGTTGAACACTGCTATTAGGATTACCTTTATACGATAAAGCAGGATCTCCTGCAAACATCATATACATATTTGCATTAGCAACAAGATAATTAATTTCCATGTCTGCGGCTGCTACACGTGCAGTATCAATATTAGCATCTTCTGCTACATCTGTAGCTTGTAAATTTAATGTAGCGGTGTAACGTGGATCTAAAAATTGAGATGCAACTTTACCACCATCAGTAATAATTTCAGCATCTTGCCACAATTTAATACGATTGTTTATTAAAGTATTTACGTGTGTATTTAAAATTTTATAAAAAGTAGGTTTAAATTCTTCTAACAACACATCAGGAGAAACAGTTTTCTCACTCATTTTAATACTGTCATTACCTATCTCAATATTGTTATCTTCAAGAAAAATTTCATACGCATCATTTAATTCAGGTATAAAATAAAATATGTTTGCACCTTCATTATAACCTTTAAGATTAACTTGTTTAACACGCTTTTGATGATTTATTGTACGTAATAATTCTGGAAGTACAAGAGTATCATACAACATATCTAAAGTAGGTTTACTTAACGATCCAGTAGATGTTAATGAAATAGGATAACGAGGTGCTGTAATTTGGTGTACAGTCTTTTTATCTGATGTATTTAAAAAATTATAAATGACATAATCTTTTCCTTGATTTTGAAACATATGTAATTTATACTTTAGTAAATCATCAGAACTTAATCGTTCAATAGGAATTGGACGACCATCTGTATCTCTATAAGTATCTGCATAAGTGATTTTTAATTTATCTTTTAAAACAGAATCATCTTTAGCTAATTCTCGTAGCCATTGTGAACCCGAATTAAAAGACAATTTTAATAACCCTTCAACCAAATTTGGTTCTGTTTTTAGACGGTTTAAACGGTTAATCATGTGTTTATTGTTGCTGTAAAACCATCTAGTTTTACCTTCACCATCTCTACCAGAATTAGAATATAAGTTATTACTAAAACGAACAGTGTGTTTTGCTAATGAAACAACAGCAGTATCAGAAAATAAGTCATTTTGTGTTAATGATGTTTTACCACGATTTCTAAAGTTTTTAGCAATTTGATCAAAAACATTATTTTTACCTAATAGTGTATCAAAACTAACTAAATCTCCTTGATAATAAATACCGTAATCAATTAAAGATTTAACAGCAGCGTCTGACATATCCATACCTACACTAGACAACCAACTTTGTACCATTTCAATTGTAGGTGTAGTTTTTTGTAATACATCAAAAGCATCTAATATATCTTTAACTTGTTGTGTGTCTGTATTAACAAATACATCTACATCGCTACCTGATTCATCTGATTGTACAAAATCTTTTGCAATGTAATTACTACGCCATTGTTTAAGTATACGCTTTTCTGCACTTGCACTATTTACATCACCCACATTTAATTGAATTGTACCATCTTCTCTAACAACACGTCGAGCATAATTCATTTCAACGTAATGTTTAATCATATTATACTGAATAGCATTTTGTATAGAACTATCTGCTTCTTCAATACGCTCTGCAACTTGAGATAAAAATGGTTTATCATTTGCTGCATCATCTAAACGTGCAATTAATGAATCTATATCAGTATCACTACCAGCTAAAATTTCAATAACACTATCGTATACTTGATCAAATGGTACACGTTCTTTAAGTGCTAAGAAATTTGCTTTAGGTTTTTGATCTGCTTTTACATCTATAATATTAGCAAAAAATCTACGTAATTGTGTACTAGCTCCAGATTTAGGGTCTATAGATAAACTTCTTTTATCATTATAATTATTATTAGCAACACCTCCTGAAGTTTCTAAATCTTCGTCATATGTATTATCGTCAGACAAAACAAAACCTTGTTGATTTTCAATACGATTTGTAGCATAAGTTGTAAAACTTTCCCAATCATCTAATACTCTTTGAATATTATTAGCAACTACATTAGATATTTTAGTGTCTTTTGCTCTAAGTTCCCTTTGATGTTTTTCAAGATTGGTTCTTGCAACTTTATACGCCTTTGATAGAGTGATAGGATTACTATCTTCTGCTTCATTTTGTTCTAATAATTGCCCTTGTACTGAACCTACAATTACATTAATAACAGATTCAGCTTGTGTAGGAGTAAATCCATCAATAATATATTTGGAACCAAAATCATCTTTTAATTCTGAAATAGCAGAAGCACTTAAAGCCATATCTTCTACACTACGAACGTGTTCAAGTAAAACTTCCAATTTAGGTTCTTCATCTAGTCTACCATTCTCCTGTTCAAAGGCGGGTGTATACATATAAGCCTTATACCTAAAAGCTAAAGCGCGATCATTATCTACGTCATCTAATTTAAGTATTTTATTAAAAAGTGGAGAACTAACACCTTCGCTAGTTTTGTCAATATTATGACCTTTATTAGCAACCCACAATAAATCAGCGGTATTTGTATTACCATTAAAAGCGTTTAATAATTCTTTATATTCAGAATTATTACGGTTTGGACAAAATGTACTCATTACTTACAAGGATTTTCTTTACGTTCAAAAGTATCGTTAATTACAGATATACTCATATCTGACACTAAATCATCAATATCACCTAAATCTTCATCTATAAAATTATCTGATATAGAGTTTTCAGTAGCTTCAACAATTTCTTTTTTAATATTTGCTATTTCAGTTTCTATACTTTTAATAGCAGTTTTTAATTTTTTTATATCATTAGGAGTAATGCGTTTATTACTATTTTTCTTTTTTCTAAGAGCTAATAATAATGCTGTTAAACCACCACCTAATTCTACGGGATTAGGACCATCTGCAGGATTAGGATCAGTATTTGGAATAATTAATGCACCAGCAGAATTAGGGTGAATGTCATTATACCCACTATACTGATCAGTTTCTAATACACCATCTTTTGCAAGAGGTTTAGCTGTATAAGAACCTGCATCATATACACCTATTGTTAAATTATTTGGTAATACACCAAATTGTTTCATAATATCATTAGCTTCTGTTTGAAGCCTCGCAATTGAACCTGTAACATCTCTTACAATAGTGTTACCTTTTGCGTCTTTAAATATAAATACAGCAGATGCGCCAGAAAATCTTGAATATGCTTTTGGACCAGCCGCTGTTTTAACAAAATTAGGTACAGTTTTACCATCAACAGTTGTTATACCCCAAGCACCTGAAAAACCAATATCAGATTTACCTTGCCAATTTAATTCACCGTATTTATATTGATGTAATCTTGTTATTGTTATATCACTTTCTTCAACTTCACTAGCTAATTTATATTTAACAATAATTCTATAACCATCACGTTTAAATACAGGTACATAATCGGTTGAATCAATATCTTTACCAATTCTATTTCTTTTAAAATCTTTAGATGCTTGTTCTAATTCTGCATCGGATGTTTTAAATGTTAAATCTACACCATTATCATCAAATATCATAAAGTGTGCTACACCTTTAACACCCCCTTGTATACCGCCTTTTGTATCTTCTCCAATGGTTTCACCTGCTTCCATTCTAGATTTAATAGGTCCAGCTACATACACAAAACCATTTTCATTAAAAAACTGGTTTCTAATCATTAATAATGAATCATTAGCACCTTTTCTTGCCTTATAATGCGAATCTTTTATTCTACCTAATTCTTTAAAATACGTATTATCTTTTATATACTGTTCTTTTTCAACTTTTGTAGCTTCAGCTTTAAGTTCAACTACTGTAGGTGCTGCTACAATAGCTTCTTCATTTACAACTTCTTCTGTTTTAGTATAATTGTATACCCCGTATTTAGATAAACCTCTAATAGCAGTTTGTTGCAATGTTTGACCTAACACAGAAGTTGTTATTTCAACCATTTGATTTAAATCTCCAGTAGCAGCAACAGAAGCAACAGTAGTTGTACTTCCTAAAATAGCAATAACTAATATAGCCTTTTTAATAGCTTGAAAAATTCTATTAACAAGTGCTTTAAATCCGTTTGTACCAGTTACTTCTACTTCAGGGTCTTTAAGTTTTTCTTTTACTTTTTCAACGATTTTTACTTTAGTTTCTTCTACAGTATCATCTTCTTCTGCAGCTTCTTCTACTTCGTCATCTGTAACTTCATTTTCAAGAACTTCTTCAACAGCTTCTGTAGTATTAGTTCCTAATTTTTCTACAGTTTTTTCCGCTTTTTGTCGTTTTTCTTCTGTAGTATTGATTTTATTATCTGTACTTGAATCTTGTTCAAGTTCTTCTAATAATTCATTAGCTTCTTTTAATTCTTTTTCTTTTTGTGTTAAATTATCATTTAACGTTTTAAGTTTTTCTTTAGAATCAGCTGCAATCTTTTCTTCTTCTTTCTCTTTCTTTTCTTCTTCTTTTCTCTTTTTTTCTTCTTCTTTTTCTACAGTTTCCTCTACAACTTCTTCTTCTACAACCACTTCTTTTACAGTTTCTTCTTCTACTACCTTTTCTACAACTTCTTCTACAGTTTTTTCTGCAGTTTCTTCTTCAAAATTTAATTCAGTTTGATTATCATCTTTTTCTTTATTAGGTGGTTTAACAGGAGTTGTTTTTGCTTTTTCAACTTCTTTTGTAGTTTCTTGAACAGCTTCAACTACAACTTCTTCGGCAACTGGTGTAGGTATTGTAGTTAAATCTAAAGTAATAGACATAGGATCAGCAACATCTTCTTGTTTTATTCCCGGTACACCTTTAACATCAAATTTAATTACAGGTTGTAATGTATAAGCATAATTACCATTAGGTAATTTTATAGACATTAAATTAGTTACTGTATTAAGTTTAATGTGGTCTGTGTATGTATTTTGTACACTTGATACTTTACCGTCTGAACTAATATAAGGTACAACATATTTAGTTGTACCTAATTTAGCTATATCAAATCTTGTATAATGTTCTTTAATATGAGCTTTAAAAACAGCCATAGTTGTTTCTGCCGCTTTAGTAGTCATACCTTTATAAAAACCAAGTTTACCTCCAGCACCTTTACCACGTGTAAAATCAAGACTGTTTGTTTTTGTATTAACATCTAAAAGATGAATAATACTATCAACTTTTTCTGCGATTTCATTAATATCAGAACCTACACTATGAACAAATAAACCAATATAAGATTTAAGTCCGTTTGTAGTAAGTATATTGTATCCATAATTATCTAATTCTTTAGTTAAATCAGAAGGAACACCATCTATCCACGCCTGAACTGCTTGAACTATACTTTCAGATGCTTGTTCACTAATTTTTTCTTTCTGTAATGGAACAGGCAAGTACATAGTTTCTCCATCTTTTTTACCTACAGGTAAAAGAGCATAAGTATAACCTTCTCTTCTATTAGATGCTTTACCAATTACTTTACCTTTAAATTTACGACCTTTTCCAGTCATTAAAAAACCTTGTTTAGATATAGCAAATCCAAGATTTTCATCAGGAAATCTTTTAGCAACACTTTCAATTTTATTTTTTGATGCTTGTATTAATTGTCCGTAACTTTTTTGAGTAACTTCTGTTTCAAAAGAACCTTTATCCATTACATGATTACGAATACGTTGTAAAATTTCTTTTTGTTTACTAACTTCACCTAATACATTTTCTGTTTTTATCCAAGCTACATCATGCACATATGCTACAAGTTGTCCATCAGCCCAAATACCGATAGGTACTAAACTATTTTCTCGTAAATTTTCATCTTTTTCACGTTGACGCAAACTATCATAAGATACAATATCTCCATTATCATACGTTTTAAGAAAACTTGTAGCAGGTCTTAATGTAATTTTAGTACCAGGTTGATATTTATTAATATCAAGTATAGTTGGATCAATTAAACCATCATTAAGAAAATCATCAATATCTTGTTTTTTAACATATACACTATCTTGAACTGCACTTATAACTTTTTCATACGCCCGTGAAAGATACGCAAAGTTATTAAACCCTTGTCTAGTTCTTAATCCATCATATACAACACCACCATTATCTCCCATATCAAGTGCATGAACAATTGCATGAGTTAATAAATCAGCAGCCATTTTAGTTTCTTCTCGCACTAATCGTTCGTCACCTTTAGAATAAAATTCATCACCAACAGGACGACGATTAATTTTAGCTTGTAATGATGCTACTTTTTCTTGTTCGCCATCATTAAGAAACACATCTTCAAAAGTTAATTCAGTTTGTACTGTAGTATCAGCAAGAGCATTAAATAAATTTTTAAATCTTGGAAAGATATTAATCATTTTATCTGTACCTACAACACTTGAAATATATTTACTAATAGCTGCAAAATCATTTATATCATAACCAATCTTTTCAAGATTATCTACCATTTCTGCCATTTTACTTAAAGCAGCAGCATTTTTAGTCCAGTTATTAGCTTTTGATTTTGCACTATTATCTCCACTAGAAATAGCAAGATCGACTTTACTGCCATCATCTTCGCTTTCATCATCAGAAAGAATATTACCTAATTCTTCAGCAGCTTTTCTTGCAGTTTCTTCTGCTTGATTATTATTTTTAAGTATTTTATTTTTTTCTTTTTTAGCCCAATTAACAACTTGCTGTTCAGTTTTAGTTAATTTTTTACCAGACCTAGATTGAGTATTAATAATATGATTTAAAAATTGTAATTTTGTATCTAAATCTGTATACTTATTATACTCAGCTTTAATTTTTGCTAATACTTGACCTGTAACATCAGAAGCAGCTTGAGCCGCATCTTTTTCTTTTTTGGCTTTTTCACGTTTTTTACGATTAGTATCTTCTTGTGCTTTACGTTCTTCTTCTGCTTTCTTTATATCTTTATCAGAAGGGGGTTTAGCATTTGGGTCATTTGCTTCAGCAGCAGCTTTTTTAGCATTTTTATCAGCTTCTCTTTTTGCTGCTTCGTCTGCATTTTTATTTTTATTTGCAGCGTTTTTACTTTTATTTTTAACTTTTTCTTCTGCTGCTTTTTTCTTTTTATCTGCGGCAACTTGTCTTTTATCTTTTTTAAGTTTCTTTTTAGCGTCTTTTAACTCTTGTTTAAGTTCATCTTGTTTTTCATCTGAAATAAGAGTAGCGTAATCTTTATCAATTTCGGTTACTTTTTCAGTTGATGATGTAACAAACGTATTAAGTGCTTTATAATCTTCTACAGCAGCCGCAGAAGTTTCAGTCATTTTATCTTGAAGTATTTTAATTCTAGTTTTTCCTTCTTCATTAACACCTGTTAAATCAGGATTTAACAAAGATTGCAAACTTGTATCAATAGTTTCTCTACGAACAACTTCACCATCAGGACCAACAACATCATAAAAAGTTTTTAATTCTGGTTTACCCTGAAGAATAGCTTGAAATCTTTTATTAATTTTTGCTTCAACTTCTGTACGTTCTGTTGTAGCTTCATCTATATATTTTTCTGCTTGTGTAATTTTTGCACGATTAAAATATACTTCTCTACTATTTACAAACTCTTGTGCATTTATATATGCAGACTCTAATTGTTCAATACGTTGAATTGCAGCATCTGCACGTTTTGTATGTGAAAGTTTAGCAGGACCGTTTTCACCTTTAGTATAACCTTTTGCCGTAGCTTCTTCTTCAGTCATTGATTTAAATGCTGTATAAGCCTCAATAAGTTGCTCTGTTGTACCGTTTTCAAAGGCAGTTAAAGATTGAGCTTCAAGTAATTTTTCAGTTAACGCTTCAGCTTTAGAATCATCACCGTTTACTCTAGCTTCTTCTATTTGACTATATAACAACATTGCATCTCTTGTAGAAAGAAATGCGTCAGTAGCATTAGGAATATTTTCAGTTTCACTAAATTCTTTTAATTTTTTAAGTTCTTCTTGTTGTCTAGTATAACGTTCTTTATCTTTTTTAGCTAAAGAAACTCTTTGCCCATTTTCATCTTTTTTACCAGAAATTTTACTATTACGATAAGCAGCAGACAACATAGTTTGTCCACCTCCACCCATAGCACCAAGTAAACCAGCTTCAAACCCTTCAAGAGAAGCCATATCATCAAAAGCATTACTTAATCCATAATCTTCACCATATGAATCAGCAAGTGCAGCATTTTCTGCAATCATATTAATATCTTCTTCTAAATACTCTTGTGCTGATTCGTAACCTACTTTTTTAAGTGTATTTTTTTTAGTTATATCTTTTAGTACCTGACGTGTCATATGAGGTACTTTCATAAACATTCCTGCACTAGTCATATTAAGTGCAATGTTTAATCTGTTTATATTAACTGATTGTGATGCGTGTAAAGCAGCTTTTTGTTTAGCATATTCAACTTGCGGCATACCCATTTCAGGATTCCATTCTTCAAAAGCATTAGAATAAACTTGATTGTATACACCCGTTGCAACACCTATACTTTCTGCTTGATTTAATATAGCAGAATTTAAAAATCGGCTTGTAATTTGTTCTGCTTTTAAAGCGGCATTACTACTACCTCTTGCACCTTTTTCTAAACCTCTTATCCATTTAAGAGCATTAACGCCTTTACCAACTTCGGCAAGTGTTAAAGGTCCAGTTATAGCACCCGTAAGAACAAATGCACCTGCACTTTCTACAATAGAACTACCATTTTCTGCCCACCATGCAAAATCTCCTACATCTAAAGTTTTACCAGGATTATCACGATAAATATTAAATGTTTTATCTAAACCACGTTTTTTATAATCAAGCCAATTTGTTAACGCATTTCCTACTTCATCATCTTGATTAAAATAATCTTCTATATCTAACATAGAAGCTAAATTACCAACAGTTGTTAATCCAACTTTACTTACTATACGACCTAAAGCATTACCAGCTTGTTGCCAATTACTTTGATTAGCTGCTCTTAAACTATTTAATTTAGTTTTGCCATGTTCAGGACGAAATGATACCATATAATCTTCATAGTTATCACGACCATGATTATAATTAACAGGGTCAGGAATACTTGAATTTCTACTAGCATTATTAAATACGTCCATAATACTTCCACCACTTTTAAAAGGTGATGAATTTTTCATACCTCTATTGTTATTAACAACATCACTAGGTGAAACAGTACGATTAAATAAATCTATTGGATTAGCCATTATTTATTGTAATTTTCTACGTGTACGTGTTTATGAGGGGCATTAACACTATCATGTATTAAATAACGCAAGCCCATTAATTGTGTATTATCACCACCCACTGTTAAAATTCTCCATCCAGGTGCATTAACATCTTCTATAGAATTAGCTTCTAAATTAGTTTGTAAATCAGGCGTTAATTTTAAATCCATAGCATTTCCTATACTATGTTCACCACCACTATAAGCAAGATTGCCCATACTCCGTGATAAAGATACCGCTGATGTATTAACAGGAAGTATATTATTTAACACATATAATTTTCTAGCAAAATCGGCTTTAAATTTAAAACCAGTTAATAAACTTTCACTAATTTGAGTTTCATCTATATTTATATTACTAAACGTATCGTCAGTCATAGGTACAAATACCGCATCTCTAGCAAGAGCTTCTAAACCATTTTGAAAAGATAATAAACTGCTATTAGGCACAGATTTTTCTCCAGTTTGTTTATCAATTATACTATAAGATGTTTCACCACGTTCATTAGTTTCTCTATATGCATCTACAGATGTAACACCACCAAAACCATCATCTCCAACTATAAATTCAGTTGTTAAATTAGTATTTGGTTTTTGTTTAGTGTAATAAAAAGGGGCTAATTGTTGTTCTGTATTATCATCTACAATTTGATACGCATAATCAACAACATTACCATATTTTTCAATTGCAACATTTCCTTTATCTGTATAATAATTAGAAAGTAATTCATTAAAGATTTTTCCTGAAACACCAGAATTTACTGTACCAAATTTTGTAGGTACAACATAAACATTACCTTCTTTACCTTTATCATTACTGTTTGTTCTATCTTTTACATTAAATTTTCCTGCTAGTAAAAAACCTTTACCGCCAGGAACCCATGTAGTAGAACCGTGTACACTAAAACTTGCATTAGCTGCTTCAGGTGTAGTACCCGAAACTTTTAAAAATTCATCATATGTTAAACTGTTACCTTCGTAAATATATGTGTATTCTTGAGGTTTATTATTTACCCATGCACTTAAAGTTTTACTAATAGTGCTTTCTTTACCTTCTTTATCTACACTAAAATCTATTACAGTTGGTTGATGTTCATATTGACTCCTAGTAGCAAAATATTCATCACTGTATTCTTCATTATTAACTTTATGATATGCACTTACTATAGGTTTTAAATCTTCTAGTGTTTCTCTAAGTCGGGCTAATTTATCACCATCAAAATCTCCACTAAACGCTCCTTTAAGATAACTAGGTCCAAACACACCATGATTTTTTAAATGGTGATTAGTGCTAATTATTCTACCTAAAAAAACCTGATCACGCGAGTCACGAAGTTTTCTTTTTGCTACTTCACTTAATACAGGTGCATAATTTAAATTATCAAGTGTTATTTGTGCGTTAGCGGGGTCAGAATTTGCTAAAGCAGGATTTGTATCAACATTAAGTAAATCATCAGCCATGTTTATACTAACATCGTCGTACCTGTTAAGAGTTTCATTAAATATATCTTTTTTATACACAGAATCATCAGAACTCACAATTTCATGTTCTAAATTAGTCAATTGCATATCTTGTATTAGATATGGGTCTATAGGGTCACCATTTTTATCTGTAGGATTTCTTAAATAATCATAATAATCTTGACCACGAATTTTAGTCATATTATTTAATTTAGCTTGTTCAAGAAGTATACTAGAAGCATATTTTTGAGCTTCTATTTCTGCATCTGCTCTTTCACGATCTGTTGCATTTGGGTCTACAGAAGTTGTATATGCTTCATTATGTGACTTAGTATATGAACCTATTAAATCTTCTTGTGTAGAATACATTTCATCATATTCTACACTAGTAGGTGGAAGTCCAGCAGGATTAGTAATAGCTTCTCCAATTGTATAACCTAAATAAGCAGATTTTGTTGATAGTTCTTGTTCAGACGTTTTTCGTGCTTTAGTAGCTTCCGCTCGATTTAAACGTTCTAAATCACTAATATATGCTGCATCTTCTACTTTAAAAACCTTCATTAAACCAACATCCATTAAACTTTGTTTAATGTTAGCTTCAGCCCATACAATAGGTTCGCCTTTGGAAGTATACGTACCGTCTAATTCAACTATTTTTTTGCGCTCTTGTTGACCTTCAGGAGTTTGCATATAACGTTTATACGCATAATCATTTAAATTTTTAATTTTAGTTGCACTTATTTGAGTAATTTGATTGTTTTTAATTAAAGCAAATTCTTCTTCAGTAATTAAACCTTGTGCAACTGCATCTTCTTGAATAATTCCCCAAATATCTTGTTTACGTTTGTCGTAATCTAATCTAGGTTGAACATCAGATTGGTAAGTTTGTATATTACCTTCATCATTATATGTAGCAAATTTATCAGGATCGTTAAATACTAAAGTATCTAAACCTTGAGATTTCATTTCACGAATAAGTTCACGATCTTTATTAATAGCGGCTTTATTTTTTACTGCGGCATTTAATCCCTCATTTGTAGCTAAATTTTTACTAGCAAATCTAATTTCTGGTGTTAAACTTTCGTAATCTCCAGTTTTAGACATTTTGTTAATTTGTTCATTTAGAACATGAATAGCCTCGTCTTTAAGATTTTGATCATTTTCGCTTACATCTAAATTTGCAGCTAATACTTCTATAGTATCTATAGCTTGTAAATTATCGTCATAACGATTTTGAAGAACTCCCATTGTTTCATCAATTTGTTCAGTAGGCATACCAGCGTATGTACTTTTAGGAGTTGCGTATGATAGTTTACTATAAGGCATATTAATGTTTTTATAACGAGAAAAGCCCTACACTGTATAGTGTAGAGCATTAATATTTTTTACGTAAATAGCAATAGTATTTACGTAGATTGTTCTTGATTTTTTATAAATTCTTTTAACCACGGTGTAGCTTTTCTATCCCAAACACCGCTATCACGGTATTTAATCATTATCATTTCAATAGTTTGCCTATCAAGAATACGTTGATTATTATCAATACGCGCAGCAGTTAAATCTTCTGACATATTAGCATAATTCTCCGATTTTCTTCCTTGTATAGCATCGGGTCTTACAACCAAACTATTAGTTCTAAAATCGTTTATTGTATCTGTATTCTTATTTATAACAGTCTGAGCATTTATCATATTACGCTCTTTTTGTTGTTGTTCAGCTCTATTTACTTGACCTTCAAGATCAGTTTGTCCTTTTATTGTGGCAGCAAGGTTAGCGGCAATTCTATTAGATTGCGCACTAGAAGACCCACCTGCATTTCTAGTAGCTTTATTAGCCGACTTTTGTGCAGATAGCATATTATTTCTAATATCTGATGTATTAATATCACCAGATGTAGGAACAACTTTTGCTAATTCAGGAGTAGGAAATTTTGGAGTATTATTTGTAAGCGTTCTATTAAGAATATTATCACTAAATCTACCAGCCATTTCAGAAATACGATCAAAATTTATATTTTTTGCTGCATTCTCTGTAGGTGTAGTAGTTTTAGTTGTAGGTAATTTTAAGCTTTTATCTAAGTTATTATCTAAAATTGTAGGTCCAATTTTTTCCATCTTTTTCATGGATTCTTCAGGTTTTTTACCAGGAACTAATCCACTAGTTTTAGCAAAATCTTTTCGTAGTATCTCTAAAACTTCGTCTGAAATAATACCATCTTCAGACACTGCATACGGTACATTATCTTGTTTTGCTTTATATGGAGCATTTGTAGAAGCATCAGTATTATACTCCTTTTTAAATCTACGCATAGATGGACTCATTGACAATCCACTAATTTTAGCAAGATCTTCACGAGTTCTTGTTAATGATTCTGCAGACATAATACTATTATCTTGTGTAGCAGTAGGACCAGCCGTAGATGTTTTATAAGGTGCAGGGTCTTTAGTTTTTGTTTTATTTGGTAATTTTCCTAAACCACTTATTTTATTATACGCCCTACTTATCTCTTTAAAATCAAAATCACTATATATACTATCATCAGAAGAAGCGGGCGCACCTCTTGCTACATCAATATTATCTTGTCTAAATGGTATTCCATTGTCATTAGGCGAATCAAAACCTTCTAATCCACGAAGTAAACCATAAACAATATCGTCTTTTCCATCTTTATTATTTCCGTAAGCATACTTAGGTACACGTGTACCATAAGCACCCATAGGTGTAGCCATTTGTCCTTGTTGCGGTTGTTGTTCATTAGCACCCATAGGTGCTTGTTGAGGTGCTTGTGGACTTTGTTGACCTTGTTGTTCTCCAGGATTACTTACACCTTCTTGCTGTTTAACCATTTCTTGCATCTGAAAAAGTTCCTCCATAGGATTTTTCATATTCTCTGCAATATGCTTACCAGAATTTATTTTATGTACATCACCTGAAGTCATATATTCTTTAGACTCCTTTTCTTCTTTTTTAAACTTAATATAAGCTGGAGATTTAGCTACTTCTGCAGCTGCATCAGCAAATGTTACACCATTAGGTAAAGTAAGTCTTGTACTAAATACTTTATCTTCAACTACTACTTCTTTATCTTCAACTTCTACAGCAGGATTACCACTAGGATCGGATAATGTAACACCTGATCTACCATCATTATTTGTATCTTGTTCATGAGTATCTCCCACAATACGTTGCGCACCATTACCTTCAGGCACCATTTTACCACCCATAGCACCACCCATCCCCATAGTAGGAATTTTAGCACCGTATTTAGCATAATAAGACGCACCATTAAACCCTCTTGTAGGATAATTATTTATGATTTGCCTAGACATCATTTCTTCATTTTCTAAACGCATACGTTCAGCTTCAGCTTCAACACGCATACGTTCTTGTTCTTGAGCTTTCGCATCAAAAATACTACCAATACCACCCGCTAAAAAACCAATACCTGCACCAATAGCGGCACCTTTTTTTCCAGGGGCTATAGCATTACCAACTTCAGCACCTGTACCTACACCACCCATAGCACCACTAAAGAAACTACCACCATAACTACGTTTAGGAACTGCATACATATTTTAAAGAGTTTTTATTGCAATTGGTTTTACATCAAGTAAACGAAATGTTCTAGGAGTATTTGTTGTATACTCCAATCTAACTATTATGAATTTACTAATAATTTCTGACAAATCAAACCAATTCTTCAACAAATTTATATTAGTAGTATTAACTTCACCATCATCATTAATTAAAAATACAGTAGGATCAATAACAAAATCACGTATTTCATTAAACCGCCACTCACCTTTATCAAAAGCAACGTTATTATCAAACCAAGGAACATAATCTCCATCTATAGGAATACGTCCAGTACATTGCGTATCAGTATAAATAGTAATATGTGTAATAGTATCTTGTGGACTTGCACCTCTAGCACTATTATACACTTCTGAAATCCATTGAATAGCTTGTAATACAAATGTACCCGCATCAGGAGAATTAAACAACAAATCTATATAACTTCCAAATCTTTCGTCTTCATAAAATTGTCCTCGTTTTAATTCAGTTTTTGAATTATGACCATAAATTTTATATTCATTACCATTAATATTATTTCTAACAGAATATAAACGTTGAGATGTTCTAAAATATAGATTAGGAATATAGTCATGTTCACACACCCACATTTTTCTTCCAAAGTCATATGAAACAGTAAATTCACGTTCTGGTTCAGATGTTTTATTTTTAGTAACAAGAAGTCTATTATAAACTGTATCAAAACCTACAGTAAACCCACCAACACCCATAGGATTATCAGAAGTTGAATTAGCTTTAGGTAGATTATCTTTAAAAAATACTCTACGTCCTTCATTACTAAGAATTTTAACAGCACCATCATATTGTACTATAAAACCTTCATTAGATGATACAAACAAATAACCATGTCTACACAATACAAAACCAAACTTATCAGCTAGTCCTAATTCCCCAATAGCATCGTTAAGAACTTCTTTTGGTTCATATTCAAAAATTTCACCGTAACCAATATTAGCATTTTCTGCACCAACATTAATAGTAGCTCTTGCAGCAGTTACATACAACCCGTGTTCAAGATGTATCATTAACCTATCTCCAAAGGCGCATACGGCAACAATGTTACCACGTTTTTTAGGCATTTCATAATAATCATTAATAAGAAACACACGCCATGTTAATTCATATTCTTCTCTAGTGCTAGGTATAGATAATGCAATTTTACTTGGAAATATATCTTGAATTGCTACACAATCTGTAGAAGGATTATATGGAAAAGCACTTTTTAAATAATTTAATTGTGAATAATCTTCATTATATAAATAAAGACTATCATCAACTAATGCTAAATCATCTTCTTTAGGGTAAGATTGAATATTATTATTAACGTCATCAAATCTTAAACCAATATTTGCTGCACTTTCTACAGGTATATATGTAAAATACGTATTTCCTGCAGACCTACGTTCAAATCCATGACCGTTTATAAAAATATCACCACCATTTTCATTTTTAACTTCGTATGTATCATTATCGTTAATAAAATAAATTTTTCCTGTACGAACTAATTGTTGATTATAAAAATCTTTATAAATATCATTTTTGTAATACATAAGATTACCAATAGTACCATAAGGATTTAATATTACATTTACTAACAAATTATTATCTCCTCTAGACCAAGCAAATCTATGTGAATATACGGGTTTAAATCGCATATTTTCATTAAATTTTCCCCATAATATTTCTTCACTATTAGCATTATTAATATAACCTGTAGTATTTCTAGGTACATATAAAAGTTCATCAAGAATACGCAATTGAAAAGCCCCTTTATAGCCATTTCCAAAAGTTTCATTAGATGTTAAAAAATTATAATTGTTATTTACTAACAAATCAGTTTCATCTAATGCAAAACCATATAGTTGTTGCTTAAAATATGCAGGAAAATTTCCAGGTTTAGTTTTAAGAGAATCAAAACCGTGAAATCTAAAATCATCTTCTCCTGTATTTATAATACTATTACTATCAATTCTATTATCAGTAAATGTAGTAAGAATAGATTGATCAAAAATTAATCTATTGTTAGCATCTCTTTTAGCATACAGTATTTCAAATCCTTGTATTTCTGCTTTAATTTCAGGGGGGAAATATATATCTTCTAATGCAATACCTAATACAGTTGTATCTATTTCACTCTGACTAAAATCATATGTGTTAGTAACAGCACTAGGTACAATTTTAATAACAGGGTTCGCCCTTGAAGATGATGGTGGAACTAATTCTCCATCAGTACCATTATGATCACTTGTAAATTCGACTGTAGGTGCAGTGTGAGCAAATCTAATTTTAAAATAATCATATACACTTACGTCAATATCATTAATTCCTACACTAACATTTAAAGCAGAAGGTACTACACCACCAACATTTTCTGCTGCGTGTGTAGCTAATAAAACACCATCTTGACTATACTGCTCTAACCGAAATACACTAATAACATTAATTGCACCACTAATAATATTAAAATCAAAATCTATAATTAAATCTACAGTCTGTGTTGCCATACTACGACAATAAAATACTAATTCATCATCATCAAAAGACAATACCCAATTAGCATTATGACCGTTAAGAGCTTTATCTGTAATAAGAGATGGAACACAATATGCAGTATCAAAATATCTAAATTTAATATTACGACAACTATCTACTTCAGAAGGTTGTGAAACATGATCGTCTACAAGAATATGAAATTCTCTACTTAAATTAGTACTTACAGTATTTCTTGTAACGTGCGGTATACCCCAATCACTAAGTTTTTTTAAGCTAGGCATTTTATGATGTCTAACTTTTGCACTACGAATATTACCAATTACACCACCTGAATCTACAACATCAAAATCGTCTGTATCAGGATAAATTTCAGTTTGATTTTCCCAATATCCCATACGTCTATCAATACGTGCAGTATCATAAATTTCATGTGCTTTTGCAGTATCACTTAATTCTTGTGCATATAGTCTATTAATATAATTATAATTATCTGGACCAAGTTCAGTTAATAAAGCATTTTCTAAATAATTATTATCTGTATATGGTAATGCTATTGCAGACCTACCAGGGATATGATAAGCTTTAGTACGTTCACCATTTTTTAAAACTAGTGCAATATACAATGCGTATACTTCGTCACCTTGAAATCCTTTTTTATTATAAACTACTGTACCTTCTTTAAATGTCTTATTTATAGTATTTAAACTTACAACAGTTTGTTTTCGCCATTTTACTTTAATATTATTGGCGTATTTTTGATAGTCTAAATCTCTTATTTCTTTAACGTGCGCTAAAACTAATCTGTCATTTATAACGTCTATAGCTTCCGCACCGTCGTATATTGCATTTGAAACTAATACACTACCTAAATCAATTAATTCAGCGTCTAAAAGCGTAGTTAAGACGTATTCAACGCTATCAGCTTGCTGTATAGCGATTTTAGTGACCCTATAGGTTTGAATTTCTTGCGCTATAGACGTACTAATACCAATAATGATAAATTCATAGGAATTGTCGAGGTTTGAAAAATCAATTACAATAGATTTTGTACTAAATTGATCGGCAGGATCACCATCATATTCAACAAAAGTATCACCATCATTACTTAAAACAATAGGTACAGGATTAGATAATGCAGACCAGCTTGTAATACTACCATCAGATAATTCATATGCTGTAAATATAGAATATGAACCTGTAGCTAAGTTACCACCCGTATCTCTAATTTCTCTTACATTAATTACAGGAACAGTATAATTAGGAAAAATGTTTAATAAATTAATATCATCAGCATTAACAAAATCATTATTAATATCTAATTCAAAAGGTAAACAATCTACATTTAAAATTCTAGGTTTATTATGTCCAGTTTGAACACCATCTACCCACGCTATAACTAAATTACCATTAAACATATAACGAAAAGACCCTCGAATAGGGTTATCTGTGTTTAAAGACAATAATTGACTATTAATTATAACAGTATAAACACCACCTCTTACAACAGCAATTTCGTTATCTGTATTATTAGTAGAATAAATAATGTATTCTTTAGGCGTACCAAGAACCCCGCAAATAGGATAAGGGGCGTCTTCTAAACCGTCAAAACCAGGTTCATTTTCTACATCATTACTTTCTCCACTAAGAACAATATTCTTAGCTTTTCTCCAACTAAGTGTTTCAGAACTTAAAGGAGAAAAATCGTCTTTATTACCTTTTAACTGCATTATCGTTCTTTATATGGTAAATTTACAAGTAATATAGCATTTTTTGGAAATTGTTTTACTATATCACTATTTGATGTATTTTTAGACATTGTAATATTTAATTCTTCTGCTAAATTTACAACGTCTACAGGGTCTACAATAAAAGATAATAAACTTACAAGTGTTTGAGAATTTACTAAATCAACATATTTATAAGTTACTTCTGGCATATTACCATCTTTTATTAAAAAATTATTATCAATTTCTTTTTCAACTCTATATTTTTTAGTGTCAGGATACGAAAAAATAGGTAGTTTAAAAGCTATACTGGCTTTGTTAATTTCAACAACAAGCCACCCTTTTGATAACCTATTTTGGTTATTATTAATTGTACCTATATATAAACTAACCATTATGAATGTGTTATTGAACAACCATTATTATTTAAATAGGTAGCATCTGCAATACCTGTAGAAGAGGGTGCAGAATTTCCTGCTAAATCAATATCAATAGCTCTATTAACGGCATCATAACTAGTACGTGCTTGAGCAATAATTTGATCAACTTCTGATTCAGGTAAATTACAATTTAATATTTTAAATGTAACAAATGTATTTTCAACTGTATTTGTCCATGTTACTAAAGTAGCATTTGAACTAAAATATAACGTAATTGCATTAGAAAAATCTGCACTACTGGATACATCTTCAATTTTATTGTTATCAAGTCTTATATTAGTTGCGTTTTCATAATTTAATACAGGTACACTTACTAATTCATTAGCACTTAATAATATGTCAGTCCAAGATGTAGATGTTGATAATGGAAAAGATATTAAATCGTTAAATTCAGCACTAACTCTTTGAATATTGGCAAGTGTTACTGAAGGTAATGAAACAATACTATTGTTTCTAAAATATAAATCTTCAATACTATCTGTTAACCAATTAGCAGGTATAGAAGTTAATGCACAATATTGTATATATAAATCTTTAACAGTATCTAAATCCCATGTTGAATTAAGTACAATATTATTATTATAATCTAATCTTACACGACCTATTCCACAGTTAACATTATCAGGACAAGTTTGTAAATCACAATTCCAAAAATCATAATCTACACAAGAAGGCATTGAAGCATCAGGTGGGGCAGTAAGTAAAGATGAAGATGTAACTCTAAATTGTAAAACACTAGCACCATTAAATGCACCTATACTAGTTATAGATTGTGTAAACATTCTTACTTGCCTTATTAAAACACCATCAACAATATATATTTTAATAGTTTTACTAGTTGAGTCAGAATATGATTTTGTTAATGCAGGTGTTGATACACCCATACTTGAAACTTGAGATGTATCATCACCCCACAAAACTATAACAAAATCTGTACTTGTTGTATTTATGGTATTAGTATGTGTACCAGATTTAGTTGTAGTATATTCAAATAAATTATAATTATACTCGAAAGTATCATTCACCTCTGAAGAAAGACTTGAAGCCCCATTAGACGCTTGAATAACCATTTCTAAATTACGAGAAGGATGTGTCTCAATAGTACCACTAGCAATAAGCCAATCAGTCATAGCAAAATTAAGTACCATACCGTTCGTTATTGTCAAAGGCGTAGTTATATTAGACTCAACATCATCTACCCAGTTAGATTCAGCAGATGGTGCATTAGTACCTATTACATCACCTATAGCATATTCAGCAGAAGCTATTATAGTTGAATCATCTGCATCTCTAATACTAATTAAAAATCTAGAACCATTACTTAAAGGAGCACCTTCAGCATTTTCTAAAGTAATTGTAAAATCTTGTTGATTTGTAATTCCTCCAGTAATACTAGCTACAATATTTATTGTACCAGTAAAATCAGCTGCTCCCGTATCTGGTAATATAATATGTTTAATAGACGTAAATATACTATTTGCACTAATTTTTAGTCCATTAATAAAATTAATACTTCGAGTAATTAAATTATCCAATTGATTTAATTCTATGTACTAGTGATACTTCAATATAACAAGTACCAGTTGCTACAATTTGAAAATTACTAAGTTCAGCAACATCTCCACCAGGTCTATCAGGATGATCTCCTAAAATAATTATTGTTGCATCTCCGACAGTTTTAAAACCTAAACCCGTTGTAGTATTTGGAGTTGACCCGTCTATAGTCCATCTAACAACTTCTGAACCATTATATACAACAATCATAGCACCTGTTGCATTATTTTCTGTTAACAAATCAACAACTGTAGTAACAGTTTCAGCTACTTGACAAGTATTAAGTTTACTTGCAGTTGTAGTTAATCTTTTAGATGCTCTACTTTTTGCAGCTCTTATATATTCGTGATCTAATATTTTAACTCTTGACATTACTAAAGTCATAGTATTAGTAGTAAATTGTTTACTAGTTATACTATAAACAAACGCTAGTGTAGTAGCATCTTGAGCAGGTGTTTCTGATAACCCTGTTTTAATACCATATACAATAACATATTCATCAGCATTAATACTACCTAAAGTACCAGTTACTTGAAACCACCCTATTTTAAACGTAGTAAACCCTTTTTTACTATATACTTGTTGCTGAAGATTAGTTATAGCAGTTATTAAACCCGTTGTATTTGTATTAATACTTTCTACAGCAGCAACAACATCATCTAAAAGCCCCATAGAGGTACTAGTATTTGATTCTATTCCTGTAGTATTTGTTTCTATTAGTGTATTAATATCTTCTAAATTAGAAAGACTTGCAAGTAAAGTAGTTAAATCTGCTTCAATAGCGGTGGTATCACAAGAACCACCTCCAGCTGACATATTATTAATAGCAATTTCAATTCTTTTTAATTCAAGAAATATAGTTTTTAAATCAGACATTTTATGTAGATATTGTAAAAGGATTAGTAATACGAGTTCCAGGAGTAATGCCAGTAGAACCTGCACCAGCTTCTCCATAAAATTGTCTAAACATATCTCCGCTATATGTAGGATCTAACCACCTATCCATAAAAGCATTCATATCATCAAGACTATTCCAATCTATTTCATTTCTTGCTCTTGTAGCAAAATTTTCATAAATAGAATTAACTTTTTCCCAATTTCTATTAAAAACAGGGTGATTATAACCACCTAATATCATACGACCTATAACATAAAAACCTAACGCATCAGCATAAGATTTGTTATCAGGTATCATAGGCATATTACACTTATCTAAAGGTATCCCTTGATAAAACAATTCTAATTCTCCAGTTTCAAATGTAACAGTAAACCAAGGGTCTTTAAAATTGTAATAATGATTAGGATGGTGAGAAAGTGTTTGATTATCAGGAAAACTATTCCAGTTTGTAATATCTTCTAAAGAACTAATATTAGGATTTTTATCAAGTTTCATTCCTTGATACCGCAATCCAATAAAATTATCAACTGCACAAGGCAATACAAATTTATAATTTTCTACAGTTATTTTAACACTACAAATTTCTCTTGAATAATATGCACCTATATCTTGAATAGCTTCACCTATCCATTCATAAGCATCACCTATCCACTCTGTACTTTTAGGTTTAAAATCACGTTCTATTTTAGCAATAACAGAACTAATTGAACGTTTAGTAACTTGAAACATAATCTAACATTTTATAACGCAAATCAACATTATTTTTTGATTTACGTTCAACATTTAATTCAGTAATAAATGGGGCAGACGGTTTAAATGAAAAAAAAGCTTTATTTGCAACAAACGACGTTTTTTTAACCCAAGAAATCCAACAGTTAATATTGTCAGCATATACAAACCATTTTTCTCCACCATTATCTTTAATAGGATTTCCTAATTCACATCTTTCAGTAACTTTATACGGAAGTCTATCTTGTTTAATTAGTTGACGTTTAAGAATATTTGAAGCGTTCCAATCAATTCTTTGTTTATCAGATTTTTTTCTAATAATTTCTAAACACCCTAATCTAGCGGTTAAAGCAATACGTTGTCCGTCTATTAAATTTCTACGTATAATATAATTATTAGTAAAAATAATAGTTTTAAAAACTTCAAGTGTAGGTAATACACTATTTAATTTATCAATTTCAAATTTAATAGCATTAACAGCTTTAATTTCTTTAATAAGTTTACTAAGTTTTTTTGTTACATCAGTAATAAATGCAACATTTGTATCTAAAGAATACACTATCTTAATTTCTTTTTCAAGTTTAATAGATTTTTTTATAAACGCAAAATCAAGATTTGCTTTTTTATTAAAGTAAATCTTGTTAGGTTCAAGTTTATTCCACATAATATCAAGAGATGTATTAATGCGTATATAATAAGATTTTAAAGATTTTAATTTCTTTATATCTTCATTATATATACGGTCATACAACATTCTTGTATTAATCATTTGTCGTTTCATCTACTTCTATTTCTGTATTTTGTGTACTAGTACTAAACTTTTTAAGAAGCATATCTTTAATTAAAAAAACCATATCTGCGGGTATACCAACAAAAGCGTGTTGATCTAAACAATCGTTAGCTTTACATACATCTTCTACATCTATAAAAGGAGCTTTTATATGTGCATATCTTATTTTACAATTATTATATACATATAAATAACCATTTACATAATCATAACGTATAAAGTTTTGTGTATATTTATTGTGTTTAGTGTGGCATAAAACCTCAACGGGTGTATGTATAAATGCACCCTTGCGATTTCTAGTGCTTACACTTATAAAAGGAGCGCGACCATGCAACCTTACAGGTTCAGGCAACTGTTCAATACTTCTTAACCCATCAAGTCCTGCAATATTACATAGATCGTTAGCTTGAATAGGTGCTAATTCAACAGTAATAGTAGTCATATAAATATCAGAACCGTTATTACGTTCTGAATCACGACGTAATAACAAAGCAAAAGCCTCTTTTATTTCAACAATTAAAGTTTGTTTAAGAGTATAATTTCCTATTTGATTAAGAGCTACTAAAGTAGTATCTGCTATGTCGCTGTAAGTAGTCATATTTTAATTATCTTTATTGTTACCTAAAATATGTATTTTCTTTGTTGTAGGTAATGTAAGGAATTTTTTTTCAGTAGCAAAGTCAATGTAAAAAGAACTGTTTTTTATATTTACAAGAATATGGTGCGTTACATATGGAGGAATTAATAAATATTCATTTTCATGAATTTTTATATCTCTAACATTTTCAACAATTGTACCTTTAATAACATATATTAATTCCCAATGATTGTGTTTACACAACTCTAATTCGCCTTTGGAAGTAAAAAGTAAAAGATAACGTTTAAAATTACCATTAACTTTTATATATGTAGACTTAATAAAATCTTTGCTAAGATTAGAAAAATGTTTTACGTTATTAATAATGTCTATTATAGGTATATCTATATCAACATATCTTAGCCTATTACGTGTTATTCGTAATGATTCTCTAGCTTCAATTATCGGTTTAATTATTTTTGTTTGCATTAATAGTAGCTTTTACTTCTGTTAAAACGGTATTTATATCAATAAGTGTAAGATTAATATCTTTACTAATTGAAGATTGAGCTTCCATTTTTGTTACAATTGTACTAGTAACTAATGTAACTTCAGCAGTTAAACTAATAAGTTGTTGTACAAGTTCAGACTTTTCAGTTTCATATTTATTACGTAAAATTATACCTTCTGTTTTTTCTTGTCTATACATACGTACTGTATATATAAGTATTAAACCCAGTACAACTATAATAGGAGCTTGTTCTATTAACCAGTCTAATATTAATGATTCCATTTCTTAAATTAGTATTATTAGATATGTAAAAACATCTACAATATAAAATTGTAGATGTTAGTATTTTCTTTATGTTTATAGTAAAAAACTATACTGGACAATCAAGAGGTTCGTAAATAGCTTCATCTTCATTAGGTGTAGTGTTTGTAAAACAAGTAACAATACCACTATTTTCATACAAACTAGAAATATCTTCAGTTATTACAGCAGCAGGTAAATTATATGCAACATCCATGATAGGTTGTATATTAAATTTACAATTAGTAAAAAGACACTTTATTACATCATAACTTAAAATTGTATTTAATTCTACGTCCGAAGTAATATAACCATCTTTAACAGAACGATAGACATTTAATCCATACATAACAGCAAGAAGTCTAATTAAAGCCCCTTTATTTATGCACGAACTTCCATTATATCCTTCATCAATATGGTGTTCTTTTAAATAATTTGCAACATCATTACGAACAATAGAAAATAATTCAATCGCTTTGTTATCAATAGGTGTTAATAAACCGTAGTCAAAAAACATAATTAACAATCTTTACATGGGTCAGTACAACAATAATTTTGTAATCCACTAATTATACAAGCTAAATCTAAAATTTTGTTTAGAGTTACTGAATCAATATTTTGAAGTGCTTGTGAAAATATTTCATTGTCGTGCATAGTTAACAGAAAATAACCAGCACCACTTATAGCTAATGAACCTATATCATACATAGAATCACAACCAGAACAACCATCAGAACAGCCACAATCTCCTTGACCTATTGTTATAGTTTTAGCTAAAAGACATTTTTGAAAATTACAATCTGCAACAAAATAATAATATTTAATAACTTCACCATTTGTCCATTTAATACGGTATACACCATCAGTTGGAGCAGTAAAAATAACAGTATCGTTAATATCATTAACAGTGTCAACAAGAACTTCAGCTATATTATTACTACTTAAATGTTGTTCTACTTTCCATGTTGCACCATCTAAAGCATAATTTGTAATATTAAATGTATTACATTCACTACGTGTAATATTAAAGTTAGGGCAGATAACAATTGTTTTTGATGTTTGACATTTCATCATTGTTTGACCACTAAGTTTAAAATAAATTTCAGCTAAAACAACTACAGTACCATATTCAGTAGGCTCATAATTAAACAGTGTATTAGCATCATTCCAAGCCCCAGGAGTACACGCTATATCTTCCATATCTTGAACTAATAACACTTCTCCAAAAGGCGAATAGATAGTATATACTACTTGAATAGCAGTAAACAAATATGCAGGAAGTGAAATACCTTCACCAGCATTAGTAATACGAACTTTCATTACTTTATCAAAATCCATAACCATACGGATTTTTAAATTTTCTCCAACTATTGCCCCACAATTTTCACTACAATTTGCACAAATTGAAAGAATACTTAATTCAGGAACTTGTGTTTCTTCAGGTACAGCAATATCAAGAATACAAGGTGTAGTTACTAAAGCGTTATTATCTTGTACGCTAAATTCGTAATTAGACTCACCTTTATCACATATAAGAAATTGATCACCATTTGTTTCAACAGCGTCAACATCAATTAATTTTTTATTCGCAGCTCCAGTAGAAGACGAGTTACAAATACGTAAATTATTTGTAAATGGTATACGGTATTTAACTACAGAAGCATACGCTTCAACAGAACTATTACCTTCAATATAAGGTGATTCAACTAATACAAGTTCAAATACAGGATGTTCTGCATGATTGTTAGCATCTTTACCTAAGTCATAACCAGATATAGTAAATGTTTTTTCATAACTTACAACACCTAATTGTATCATTTCAATTTTAAATGTATGTTCATTTTGTAGTACCCAATTAGGTAAAACAACCTGACAATAACCATTAACAAAACTGTGTACAAAAGCAGCAACAGTTGATATAGGGTCTGTTACAGCGGCAGTAGGAAAAGTGTCAGTATCGACATCATCATTATTATAGATGACAGTATTATTTAATGTCATTCTACAAAAAAGATCCTGTATTGATACAGCATTAATAGTGCCTCCGCATAAATCGGAGGCACTATCTTCAGCTGTTCTTTTAATACTAATATTTAAAACCATGACGGTAGATTATGCAGCAGTTTCACTACCAGATTCCGGCTGTGCAGCAGAATCAGTTGCGAAAACAACAGCCATTAATGATTCAAAATTGGCTTGCGAAATAGTTGAAGCACCATTTGGCATAGCTACAACATATTCATTAAGAGCACCTGGTTGGTTATTAATACCATTAAAATTAACAGTATTCCAACGAATCATATACAAATCATAAGTTCCAGTTAAACTTAAATTAGTCTCACGACTAAAATAAAATTCAGCTAGATGTGTACGATTTCCTTGACCAAATTCAGGATTTGCGTAATTAATAAAATCTTTTACTTGTGCAACAGTACCAACACCAACAGTTCCTGCAACAGAGTTGCCTGCACCATCTTTAACAATATCTGCACTTTCAAGAATACCACCAAATCCAACATCAAAAGCAACACCTACGGCATTACCTGTAAATGAAATACCATCAGCAGCTACAACAGCCGCAGTTACAGTAATGTCAATGAGTGCATTAATCTTTGCTACCAAAGCAGCAAGAATAACAGCAGCATCATCGCCAGTTTTTACAGTGTAACTTGCGTTCCATTTACGTCTACCACCTTGACCAGGAGATAAAAGACCCGTACTACGATCAATAACTCTAATATATGCTTCATCACCTGCTACAAGAGTAGGTAAATTTAATGAAGGTGTTCCTGTACCATCGTCACCAAGAAAATCTACTTGAGCAAGCCCAGCAACATAAGTCTTAGCATTATAATTAGCACCAATACGTACAATTGGATCAGAAAGAGAGGCACCACCACCAGGTTTACCTACAGCAAACTGAATCGCTTTTACGTCATTAAGACTTGTAGAGGGTGTTTCCAACGCTGGAACAACCACACCTTTATCATTAATGATAGCTAATGCACCAGGTGCTAAAAGATCAATTTCATTAATACCTGAAATTACACCTCCACCTGTTTTAGCTAAATACGCCACATTGTTTAAAACGTGAATTTTGTTCATAATAAAATAATTTTATACTGTTAAGAGTTAAATACATTTTCTTGAACAAACGCTTCATAACCACTACCTTTTTTTAAAGCAATGATTTTTTGAGCGACATTTTCAACTATCTTTCTAGATACATTTGTAGATAACTCAGGGTTCAAACCTAAAGATAACGAAATAGGCATCGGTTTCCTAATATAATCTATCGTAGCTTCTCTAACTACGAAATCAGGTGTGTGATGAACACTAAGTTGATTAATATTTAAATTAGACACGGGTGAAGACCAAATTGTTTTTGTAAGACTAAATTTAAGTGTACCTCTTATATCATTTATTTCAGTTAATCTATTAAGAGATTCTAATTTTTTTTCAGTAATAGTATCTTTATATTGAGACAATATAAGCGATCTACTAGCTGTAGTAACTATTTCTTGATCATCACCAGTACCAGAAGTAGCACTAAATGAACCTTGATCGGGACCAATTATAATAAAAGTATTAGGATAATGTGTACCCCTCCAATATTCCCAATGCGCTTCATAACCATCTAATAAATTTATATCGTTAAGAATTAAATCTATTAATACAAATTTTTGTTTATTATCTCCAAAGCCTCCACTTAAATTAGTATAATTATCAATTGAAAATAAAATATCTTGTGATTCACCTTGTGGAGTATATGCGAGGGTATAACCATCAAATTTAGCAACATTATCTTCAAACACTAAAGAAGAATAATGTAGTTCAACATTATTTCTATTAGTGGCAACGTTTAATGTACTACCACATTTATACTGAAGATCACTAGATATATCTTCTAACAAGTGTAAATAATTAGAGGGTAGCTGACCAGCCACCCTCTTATCATTTATATAGTATAAACTAATTGGATAATCTAATACGTACAAAGTCTGTAAATCATCTAATCTTTTTTGAGAACTATCTATAGTAGTTTTATCAGGCGTATTAGCAGGTGCAAGACGTTGACGAATAAAATCTAATTGACCTTGTGTAAAAAACCAATCTTTTTCTTCAGGTCTTATATTACCTACAGATTTAGACATTACCTCTTGAATTTTAAGGTCTAAATCAACGTGCATTTCAAAAACAGTATACATAGTATTTTAATTACTCAGGATTAAAAGATTTTTTAGCAGTTTTATTAGAGTGTTTAGTAGTATCAGTGCCGTCAAAAATTATTTCTTTAACAACGGGTAAATCATTAACTACATCCTCTTTTATTTTATCAAGTACTTCATTACCTGTAGTAGATTTAACCTTTACTGCTTTAATATTTCCATCATCTGTTAAAGATAATTGTGCAGGAACTGTAGGTGGATTACTAGATAATTCATCATTAAGTTTTAATCTAGTTAAAACAATAGATATAATTGGATCGTCTGCTTGTGTTTTAAACTTAGCAATTAACTCAGCAATAGAAGTTGATATAGTTTCAGTACCATACTGTATAATTTCAGTATTCGGAACTTGAGTAATAATTTTAGCGTCTACAGCATTTTGAATTGCAGCTTTATAAATCAAATCTTTGTCATTAGCAATAATAACAAAGTTTTTTGATTTTGTAATAGCTAAATCTTGACACAAAACAGTTAGATTTTCTTCTAATACATTCTTATATTTAGCATTATCAGGTGCAAGTAATCGCATACCGATAACAATATTTCTAAGCATTTTATTATCATTTGCTATTTCAAGATACTTTGCCATCGCCTGTGAACGGAGTTCAGTAATCTTTCTAGCGGCAGCATTTTTGGCGTCAATAGAATCCATATAAAAACGAATTTTTTCAGACTTGTGCTGTTCTTGTGGTGTGTTAGCTACACGACCATACACTAAACAATATCTCCAAAGTACATAATCTGCAATATTTAAAGGTTTGCCAAATTCATGCTTATTTTCTTCATTTGCACTTTCTCCTAGAGAAGCATTTTTAGTGTCTGTATAACTGAACCCAGTTTCAAGAAGTAATCCTTCAACTGGTACAATTTTACCAATATTTGCCCAATAATCAGAAACAGCTTTTTCCCACCTATCACTAGAAGGGCGTGTATCAATTATCTTTACAAGATATTTATTCTCTTCTTCGTATGTAAGAGGACGTGTTTTTGTAAAAGATGCACCTATTTTTTGAACAGGTTCAATATGTTCTTGTCCAGGAAGAAAAGAACGACGACGTAAAAGTATATTAACTTTTTTAGACTTATTAATCATTGTCTTTATATTAAAAGTAAAAAATAGAGGCGTATTTCTACGCCTCTATAATGAATAATTAAACTATAAATTAGAATGTTTCAATGTCACACTCTAAGTTGAAACAGTGAGTTGCACGATTAATGCAAATACCCTTAGAACTTAAAAAGTGTACACTTGACATATCTTGATCGGTTGCTATGTTATTAACAGCATTACCACCAAAATCATATGGCGTATCAGCCATACCGTGAAGAACACCAGTCTTCATTGAACGTCCACGTTCTGTAGCCATTTGAACATTACGAACACCGTCGTAATTACTCATATCTAAGAACACCATACGATAAGACTCAAGAGGCTTACCCGATTCAGGGTGTAAATTAGATTTTTGAGCACGTCCACCTTGATCAAAAAGAGGAATTTTCTTAACAGTAATGGTATGACCATCTACGTGACGGTACGTACTAAAGTAAGCACCATACACCATATCATAGCCTTGTCCTGTAACAAACTTATCACCGACATTAGACTGCTTAACCATTTCAAATCCACTACCATCTTCTTTAATAGCACGATCAAATTCTTCAGCACCACCTTCTCCAGTAAACAAAACAACATTCATTTGACCTGTATCAGTCGCTCCGTACATAACGTCTGTAACAGTATTTTTCAGCTTACGTAAAGTAAGACGAGAATATGTATCGTTATTAGGAATTTGATCTAGTACACCTGCACCAATTGGAATAGGCTTACCAGTCTTTTTATCTCTTTGCGGAATAGTACCATCTGCAAGTCTGTTATAACGAGAATACCAATAATGTTCTTCACACGCTTGTTTCCAGTTTAACATATGTTGCCACCGTTCAAAATCAATCCACTTACTAGTCTTTTTACCGTTAATATTAAATTCAACAGTTACATACTTGTTGTTAATATTACCAGCAATACCATAAGACTTACGTAGAATTGATATTTGGTTCTTCATTTTTCCAGGAGTAACTACATTACTCTCATTTCCAAACGATAGAGATTGTGCTACAGGAGCACCACCAACCATACCCCAAGTATTCCCAGAAGCAAGTTCAGAAGGATTACAATAAGCACTAGCATCACCATTGGCAAGAATCAGTGTGTATTGCCACCCACCAGGAACTTGTTCACGATTACGAATAAGTGCTTGAGTATTTTCAGGAGACTCAATCATATGTTGATCACGAAGCCAATTTGTCTTAAACACAACAAAAAATTCTGTGTGATTAAGTCCAGGTTTATCACTAGCACCATATGAATTAGAAACTACAATATCTGTAGTTTTAAGACGGTTAAAAGTATCCCATTCGTACTCAATATCATTAAGTTCAACGGGTTTTATACCACCTTTTTGACCTTCTGTTAGGAAAGACAATGGAAATCTTTTATCTTCACGACCTGCAAGGTGTGTGATTACAGGATTTATCTTATCGGGCTTTGTTAACAATGCACGTGTAAGTGTATCCTGATCTGTAAAAGACGAACCATCATAACCATCGCTATAAAGGACACGAGCTGTATTACTAGACATTTTTTAAGTTTTAAAATTAATATTCAATTATAAAAATTTGCCAAGATCGACATCATCTAGGCTTAACAAGCCTTCAGGATTTTGACGTGATTGACTTTGAGTAGAAGTAGATTTACTTAGAAGTTCTCTAAGAGATTTTACTTTTTCTTTTTGAGCTAAATCTTTTGCTAAATCTGCAACACTCAATTTTTTAAACAATAGATAATCCATCATAATAGCATCTTCATCACTAAGATTTTGATAGTCAAGTCTAGCTTGACTATTACCGTTAGCATCAACAGAAGAAGCACGATACTTATGAAACGTATCAGCAGTAGTTTTATCTAATTTTATAGTACCCGCAGTAGTAACAATTTGACCACTTTTAACTTTAGCTTCTTGAGCTAACCAGTAATCTTTAATTTGTTTTGTTTCTGCTTGTTGACTTAATGCAATCTGACTTTCTTGAGCAGCCATCTTTTGTGCATCTATACCAACTAATTCTTTTTTAGCATTTGTAGCTTCAATAAAGGAATCTTTAGTTTCTACAATATTTGTAGCTACTGTACTAGCAAGTTCTTTAGGAATACCTCTAGCAACTAAAGAATCAACAATAATAGATTTATGTTGAGCAGTATCTTCTTTTGCAATATTTACACTATTCCAATCTTTACTTCCTGATAAATCTTCAAGTTTTCCACCTGTAGCAAGTGTAGTATAAATTCTACGAAATTGCGGATGTGAATCTAAAAGAGAATCTATACCACTTTGTCTTTGTGATATAGAATAATCTGATAAGTAATCTTTTACACTAGTGTATTTTTTAGGTGCATTATTTTCATCTAAAGGACTAAAACCAAGATTGCTGCTAAGAGCTTTAAGTGTTTTATCAAGACCAGTACTATCGCTAGTATCAACATCCTTACCAAACTCTTTTTCCAGTGTGTCAATGTCTGCCAAAACAGTACCATTTGCATCAACAGCGTTTCCTTTATCATCAAATTTAATAGCTTTGTATTTCTTTAAAATACTATCACGAAATTTATCTTCTGCAGATTTATTATCGTCACTATCATCATCGTTGTTACTGTCACCATCATCGTTAGACGCTGTATATTCAGTACCATCAATGTTTACGCGTTGACCTTCTACATTTTTATATGTACCATCATCGTTTTTACTAACACCTTCACCAAGTGAAGAATCATCTTCATTACCTGTATCAAGTGTATCTATAAGACCGTCAAGGTCTAAACCATCCAAATCTATTTCTTCTGACATAATCAAATATATTACTTTATGTTTTTATATGAAACTTATAGTGTATTAAACTCCTAGTATATAAATCATGCTTACTTATTAGTAGCCTGATTAGCTTTATTTCTTTCAATTGCCATTTTATCATTATGTTGTTGACGTTTAAAGGCTAATTCTTCATCTTTTGTAGCATTTTCATTTGCAATACCATCGTTATCTGCATCATTATCTGCGCCTTGTAAGGAACGAATATTTGCAACTTCAATTGCTTCTCTGTATTGACTATCAGCAACATATTGACTAGTTTCAGATTGTTTATCAATTTTATATTTATCGCTTTCAGATTTAATTTTTGCTGTATTTTCGTCCATTTTCTTAAGACTCATATTATACTGACGCTCAATTTTATCTGCTTTATCAACAATAACTTTTATTTTAGCAAAATTATCTTCATCAATTAATTCAACTAATGTATTAGCTTTTAACCCATTTTGTAATAGTGGGTGTAATGCTGCTTTCAGCATCTCAATTTTTTCTTTTTCTTTTTTACTTACTTTATGAAATACATCATAATTATTTAAAGCATATACTTCAGGTTCAATATTTAAATAAACAGTATCTTGTAAGCTATTAACATATTTAGCTTTTTTACCATCTATCCAAGCAACACGAGAAGCATCTATTAAACCGGTTTTATCTTCTTCTTGAAATACAGTAAATTTACGAGATAATTCAGCAGTAATCATACCACTACGATGAAGAGCTTCTTGAGTAACAGCTTTACCATCTGAAGCTTTAGCTTCACCTAAACGTTGACGATTAAATCCTACAGTATCCCACCACTCATTTTTAATGTACTCTAATAGCTTAGTAATATCGGCTATATATTGACCTGTACTTAAATCAACGTCTTTTATAGCTTGTATAATTTGTTGAAATCTATCATGTGTTTCATCCCACCATAGCATACGAGTTGAATCAGCAGTATATAACCACTTATCATAACTCCAACCTTTAGGTTTAAGTCCTTTAGGCATTAACAATAGCTTACCTTTATTAGCAGCCATCATTAACTCTAAACGATAATGATAAATATTAAACAATACTTGAAACGGTAAACCCATTTTACCGTATGACACAATTTCAGATGAATATGTACTTTCAACAATACCTGAATAAGGCAATCTACATTTACTTGTATTATTAATATCTTGACGCTGTAAAGGAATAAGTTTCCAACAATTAGGACGTTTTACTTTACCTTTATCTGTTTCTTCTTGAACGTCACTACCTATACCAGGATATATATTTTCATCTAAACGATAACCTTCAGCAACTGCATTAATATATTCTGTATCAAGTTTAATATCACCTCTTGTTTTATCTAATTTATATGTTTCATCAACTTCTTTTTCACTTTCTTCACCTAACGCTGTAGTATAAGTTAAAATTTTAATCTTTTTTTGAGTTTTCCAAACAATATGAAACTCATAAATATAACTATCAAAAGATAAAGGATCTTGAGCCGTACTTATAAAAGTACCTGTTAAATCTCCAGGAATAACACTTTCATACTTTTTATTAAGTGCCTCTAAATCTTTAGTACTTAAATGTTTTCTATGTTTGTCTATAGCTTCACTAAAAGTTAATCTTTTTCTACGTACAGCAACATCTTTAAGTTCAACTGAACGTGTATTAGGGTCACCCGCAACCCACAATTCATCGGGTCTAACATATTCATAATGTACATCGTTAAAGCGTACATCTTTATATGAATAACAACGTCCTGTAATTATATAATCTTTCCAGCACTCTTGATGTTTATCATTTATACGGTTCGCATAAATTAAATACTCCAAAGCATTTTGACCTTGAATTGTAGCACTATCTTTAAAAGATTTTTTACGTTCATCCATAACTTGCGCTATAGGTGGAAGTTCTTCTTTTTCAGAACCTGTATCTATACCCAGTTCTTTTAATGTATTAGCAACACGAAGTTGAATTTCATTACGTAAGGTACTTGATAGAAATGTTAAATATTCATTTTCTGTTTCAGGATTGGTACTAATTACATTAGCACTACTAGGTTCAAATATCTTTTCTCCTGTCATTGCATCAATAACAGGTTTTAAAATATTTATACTTCGCATTTTTGCAGGTAAATTTCTAGGTACATTTTCCTCACTGTTATAAGGATTTGTCACATACTTGTACATATCAGCATCAATCTCCCCTTCATACGCTCTATAAATATCCGTTATTTGTGACAACGAATAATTAGAAAGTCCAGATTGTTCAACATAATAATCTATATTAGCTTTGCCCCATTCAAAACTTTTTTCTTTAAACGGAACAGCTTGTTTTGGAAGTGTACTACCCATTATATATATATTTCACGTTCAAAAAATTCATCATCATTATTATATTCACTTGCTTCAGCTTTATACATAATGTTATACATTTGTTCTTTTAAATCAAACATACCAACTAATAAAGCTGAAACCCTATCAAAGTTACCTTTTAAATTCCATGATAGCAATTCTTCTAAGGTAGGAATGTCCGTAAAATAATGATAGTTATATACGTCATTACCATAAGCATCTTTACTTCTAACAGTGTACAACCATTCTTTTAATGCTTTTGCCGCAACAGGTTTACGTTGAGCATTTTTACCAATAGACACACCAAATTTTCTACCTGTTTTTCCAGCTATTTCTTGATTCCATGCAATTTCTGGTTCAAGAGCTAACCTATCAGTATGTTTAAATCGTTTTGCATAAGGATATACTTCACCACGATCATTTTCATACTGAATTTTTCCATTTACATAGTTTGCAAGACTAAATAAATTTTCATTATAATCATCAACTTTAAATGGACGACCAACATATGCACCAACAATTACATCTCCTTTTGTTTTAGTAAATGTATTAGGTAGTTCATAAACAAAAGTAGCACCTAATGAATCTTTTAAACTACGATTATCTTCATCTTTGTCTGTAGCATATGGATCATGCCATAATCTATACAAGTCTTTAGGCGGTTTTCCATCTGCGCCTTTGAACATAGGATGGTATTCTACATAACAACCCTCTAAATCTTCACCAGTACGTGTAGGAAAATTAACAATAGGCTTATGCCTATCTGTTTCAACAAAGTTATAACCTTTATCTGTAGATATAATTTCACCATAACGGTTAGCATTTTTAAGAGTATCGTTATGCTTTATATTATCAAGATGTTCTTTAAGACCTGGGCTATAAAAGTAATTTTCTTCACTCTTAGTAAATGCTTCACTTGGACTGTTAGCACGTTGACCACACCAAATTAAATAATCTCCAGGAGTTTTAGATAGTTCTTTTTGTCGTTCTTTTGTTTTATTAAATACCTCATCAGCTTTATTAATTAAGCTGTTACCGTGTGCATCCATATAAGGAATCATATTCCTACGTTGTGGATGAAAAAATCCACAACCTGTATTACTTGCATTTTTATCCCATACGTTAGAAAAAATTAACATATTAAACAACTCGGGAGCATAAAACACTTTTTCAAAATCAACCCAGTTAGCACCTTTAGTACCACCCGTACCAAATATTGTAATAAGACCAGTAATTAAATCTCCATCTTCCAGTGTAGGTAACGTAACATCTAATGCTTCAATAAGATTTGGAAACTTACCAGCCTCCTCAAAGAAAATTTCTTCAGCATCTTTACCAATAGCTGCATCAGGATTATCTTGAAATGATACACCAATAATAGAACTTTTAAAACCATGTTCTTCTTGTGTACCTTTATATTTAAACCCTGAACGATAGAAATCTTTACTATCATTTAAACGATGTTTTTTCCAAGCAGTGTGAGTATTAATCCAATCAAGATATTTACGTACCATTGTCATAGTACCATCACCTTGTGTTAAATACTTCATATCAAAGGCGCCAATAACCGTTGTTCTATTAGGGAACATATCATACGTATTAGCAGCAACCCAAGCATTTTTATAACTATAACCCTTACGACGGGCTTTAGCTACAGTCATATGTTTACCTAATTCTTTACTCTTTTGTCTAGCATGAAAATAATAATAATCGCCATCCCAAAAATCAGGAAACGATAAATCTTTTTTACCAACTTTACGTGCATGAACTATATCTTTCAATGCTTCTTTAAGAACAGCTTCATCTGTACTAACTGTACGAATAATAGGCGCGTAATTTAAATAACCGTAATGTTCTCCAGTAATATGAACTTGTTGAAGATAATAACCTTCTTTATTATTGTGCATTAACTTACCAGGAAGAGTAACACCGTACATACGTTTACGTTCTTCCCTATCCCAAAATTCTTTATAATCTCTTTTATTATACACAGAATCAGCCTTTGTATATACTCCGTACTTTTTATAATAGTTACCTGCGGCACTAAGTTCGGAAGTATTTACAAAGGCTATTTCATCAAAAGTACAATGTCCTCTATCGTTAATTTTAACAGGACTTTTGTAAATTGTATTATCTATGTGACTTATTGCTATAGTTGACAAATCCTTCTACAATTGATAATGCTAATTCATTTCTATACGAATCTCGTAATAGATAATTTAAATCTCTTACGTTAGTCATAAAACCACTTTCTAAAAGAATCCAAATACCTTTTGTTCTTTTAAGCATAGCAAAATTTTGCTGACGTACACCCCTATTTTTTACAATGGTTTTATTTTCAATATTACGGTGCATAATTTTATCATGAATTGAAATACCCAATTCTTTACCAGACTTACTATAATAAAAAGTAGTAATACCATGTGCAGTAGGTTCTGTAAACGCGTCTGCATGAATACTAATACCTAATACAGTTTTTCCAGTTTCAGAAAATATACGATGTTCTTCATTAACTCGATCATTAAGATTTTCATCTTTCCAACCATTTGCTAACATAGTATAACTTACACCAGACACACCTAACATAAAACCTACTTTGTCTTGAACAGCACTATTAAATTCATTTTCTCTTAATGAATCATCAGTGCTACGTTTTCCAGCAGTATCCCAACCATGTCCAGCATCAACAATAATATGATAATTATGTAATGCTTCTCTTATAGCTAATTTATCCATATTCTAAGGTATAAAAAAAGGCTAGAATAAACTAGCCTTTTTAAAATTATTATGTAAATATTATTTAAATACTATTCGCGAATAATATTCATTAAAGATGTAGTGCTAAACACAGCTTTGTTATAAACAAAAGACAACTCTAATTTACCAACATTGGTTCCAACATTTAATGGAATATTATATGAAACAGCCCCAGGATACCCAAAAGTAACATAGTTTACATTTTTCTGAACTAAGCTACCATTCCATTTCCACTCAATTCTTGACATATGTTCACGTGGGATGATTTGCCCATTTATTGTGCTCATATTCTTAACATTGCTGGTTTTATAATCTTTAGCAATTAACGTTTGAGAAGGCTTAAACTTTACATCAACTTTTCCGGCAACAGGTTCTAAATCAACCGCTATAGGTAAAATAGTATACACAATAACTAAATTGTATGCTGGTAATACAATAAACATTTCTCTTTTATTGGTATCAAGATAAACATCAGCAGCAGGTAAATGGTTTAAACCAAAAGTAACGTAATTTTTAGTTGAACCTTCATTAACAAATACGTTTGCAATTCTGCTTAAATAATTTACAGGTAAATCAAATGAGCTTACAATAGTACCAACTTGTAAAACTTCATTTACTATACCCCCGTTATATCTAGTCATTTTACTAATGAAGTATTCATTAGGGTCTAAATAATCAAGTAAAGTTAAATTAGTTTTAGGTTCTATATTAATATTTATATTATTACGTGAAGGTATAGCACTTCTAGCTGCACCAGCAGGTATAGGGAGTTCATTTACAGAGATCATATTATCTGTATCTTTGCTACCCCCTAAACTTAAAAATACAGTATTAAATACGTCTTCAAGAGGGTCATTATAATCAACATTATTTTTTGTAAGTAATTGTTTAATTTCCTCTGCAAAAAATAAAATAGTTGCAACAACAAGTAAAATAAGAATTTTCATAGTAGTTTTTAATTAAATATTAGATTTAGAATAAAAATAAATTTTGTAAAATTGACCTTCTTTATAACCTTCAAAGAAAAATGTATTAATAGGACTAGGAACATTTGAATTATCTATTTCATCAATAGGTGTAACCTTAATAAAACTTGCTTCCCAATCATCCATGTCAAGAAACCATCCAGAACTAAATTTACCTAATACACAAGCATTTTCTAAATTAGGTAATTGGTATTCAGGTGGTGCAGTATCTCCAAAAGAATTTATTGCAATTAATAAATCAGCCGTGTTAACAATTGTGTCATCATTATAACTATATACAGGACCTTGATTTATTTCGCCATATGAAGCCATAAAATCCATGAACGCTGCTACATCAGGTACATATACATCTTCAAATACAACATTATTATCTACATCTGTAACTTTTACGCGACCTATATAATAATTATCTAAACTATTACCTACAAGGTCTTCTGCAACAATTGAACAATTTTCATTAAATTTAATATCAAGACCATTAATTTGTAAAGCCCCATTTATATTTCTAATGGTTTCAGAAGGTGCTTGACGTATTTTTTTTTCTTTATTAGTAGTTACTTTTGAAGAGTTTATCGACATATTGTCAAAATCACCTGACATAGCTTTATTATTATCTGACATAGCTTTATTATTATCAAGGAGGGCGTGTAAAGAATTAGCCGCCATAGTTATATTGATGTTATTAAATGTACTTTCTATATACGGTTTACCGTCTATATCTACTTTTTTATAAATCATAGCATTAGAATTAAAAAGAAAAAAAGTAATAACAGTAATCAATAAAATTTTCATAACTTTAGTATTTAGAGTGAAAGTTTCAGCACTATTAAAAAGTTAGTCCGTCTTATTAATTACTGTATTTTTTACAGGTAAATAGTTGATTTTGTGTCTTTAATTGCTCTTAATGCAAAACCAAGCATAAATCTAGCTTCAACTAAATTAGAATAAATATTATTAAAACAAACTTTTTGTAAAGGTGTAACTTTAACAGCCGTATATTGATCAGTAAATTCTGCAATTAATTCAGCTATTCCTTGTTTAGTATCATCAATAAACTTAACACCATCTCCTACTTCAACACCTAAAGGATAAGTTTTAGCATCTGCATCTTCAATATCTTTTACAGTTTGACGTTTACCGTCATTTGCATACGGGGATGTACCACCGTAATAACTACACATATTACCAGTCCATGCTTTTGCTACAAACATACAACGTATAGCAGAAGTAAGTTCTTGCGTACATGATGGTAATGATTCTCTTGCAGAAACAAGTATTCTACCTTGCGCATCTAAACTTTTACGATAGTTTTCTAAAAACTCTTTCATAGTAATTTATTTTATTGTGTTTAAATATTTAACTCCTTCAGTATTACAATTTTTTTCACAAAAGTCAACTAACATATTTTTAACCTCTTCTTTTAAATATGGTATTTGATAAAACAAAGGAGAAAATTCTACATCTTCATTTCTTCTAATATGACATAGTTGTAAATCTAACTGTACCATACCCCAACATTCACATAGAAAAGCATACAAACTTAATTGCATACTATAAACTGAACCTTTACATTCATCTAAATGACCAATAGGATATAACAATCTATTCTCATTTTTAATCCAATGTTCAGTACGTACCTTACGACGAACACCATTAACATCTTTCCACGCTTTTTTATAGTACCCAGATTCAAAACGAAGTAAATCTTTATTAGTTTTCCAATCAAGTATTATAAAGTGTTTTCCTTTAGCCAAGAATACATCAATCATACCCGCAAGTCCTAAAATAGGGTTGTATACACGTTTTTCAGCGTATAGGGTGAAGCCTTGCATAATAGCGTTATATATATACTCGTATACAGTAGGGTACTTTAATTGCATAGGAGAATTTTCAAGTTCTTCTATATTAGTGATTTTAAGAGCATACCCGTCAGTATTTATACCGGGTTTTGACACATTCAAATCTTTTATATCTGCAATATTATAAGACCCACTATTACTAAACATATTTATACTATCTTCAAGATAGTCATGAGTTTCATTTCCACGGGCGCAAGCATCGGCAGTAATTTTAGCCCACTCTGCTTTTAATTCTTCAACAGTATATTTAAAAGATAATACGCTAGATGTTATAACTTCTTCTAGTGTATAATGCTTATTATTAATTATAATTTCACGGGTTTCAGGAGAAGGCTTACATGGTAAACCACTATCTCTAACCATACTCCATGCAGCCCAATATTCACTGTCAAAAGCTTTTTTATAAAAACCTATTACAGTTGTTACTGAAGTATATACAGTATTTTTTTCGTCTGAATATTTATGTTCTTTTGCATTAAAAGAAATTGTCCGTTTTTCTAATTGCATTAATCCATTTTTATTACTATTTTTTGATCTAGTTTTTCTAGTCCAATATCTACTATTCCTTCATTTTCTTTTAATCTTTTTCTATATCCTGGAAGTTCTCTATCACTTATAGCACCACCTCCAGCTTTTTCACGTTTTTCAGATGCTTCAAGTCTTACTTTCTTTCTAACATTTTCTAAGCTATCAACTAACTTAGGGATGTCAGCACTAATAGATTGTATTTTTCCAATATTGCCCATCAATGTTCCCATTTTTGTAGCAATTAAATCTTTGTCTACTGCATTTTCAGTATTAGGATCAATTTGTCTAAGTTCATCTAAAGTTTTTTGCATAACTTCAGTAAGGTACTCAATAGTATCATTACTTAAAGCTAATCCTTTTAGTGAACTTTTAAGTAGACGTAAAGAAGACACATTTTGTAATTCTGTATACTTTTCAATCGCCGTTTGAAGGGTGTCTGTAATCGAGAACTTATCCTTACTTTGAAAGCCAGCTTCTTTAGCACATTTTTGAATAAGTACGTTGTATGTAAAACCAGCTTCAAAATAAGGAGACTGGTAATCACACATAAAGTATATAAAACGTATAGCTTTTCTATTATACAATTTCTTTCTACCGTATGCATCGTCTTTACTCTTTTTTACAACGCGCCACAAAGCATCAAATTCTTTATGTAAAAGAACTTCATCTCTATTGAATGTAACTTCATCATCTTTAAGTACAAAAAGCTTAACCATAGTATTCTCTAAATATATTTAAATGATGCTTTCTTAAATATGTAATGTGAGTATTATGTTTAATATTATAATCAATTTCATCAGGAGTTAATTTATTCTCCATTAATTCCTTATACTTATAAATTAAATAACCATCACTATTAAATTGGAATCTTCCCAACTTAGCTAAATCAACAGACTCTTTACATTTTAAACATTTAGCAACTTCATTATAATATTTAATTAAAGTAGCTTTAATTACAACAGTAGATACGTCAACATCATGTTCACGTTTCACATCTCTATTTATTGCATTAAGTATATCTACTTCATTATTCATACTATAAATATACGATTTATATTTGCTAATTACAAATATTATATGTATCTTAAAGTAGATAAAATCTCAATGTTATGGAGAATTTTGATCATATTGTAGAACAAATTAGTTATAATACTAATTGGATAAAAACACTTATAGTTCCTAAAGATGAACTAATAAACTTTCATGCTGTATTTTATAATTTTAATATAAATATAGTAGCATCTAGTAGACTTACTAATATGAATCAATTTGCACCTATTATAATGTCTGCTAAAACTATAATTAAAGAAGATGTTGATTTTGCCGCTACTCGCGCTTTATTAACTACTGCATATCATAGTCAAATGTCTGAAGGTAATCTTTTATATAAACAAGTTTTATTTAATTAAAAATACTAGTTTCATAGCTGGTGATTTGTGTTTTAAGTTGTCTAAGTTAGAGGGGGAAGTAGTGACTCCCCCTTATACTTAACTCACTACTATGAATTATGAGTATCTCATATATGAGGGTATATGAGGGTATATGAGTGGTTTTGGTTAACAAGAAAAGATGGTGGAAACGTTCACCATCTTTTTCTTTTACATACTTATTCAAAGGCGCAACTAAATAATAATGTAATATAAATTAGGTATTTTAATAAATATAACTTAACTTGTATATCTAGTTTAAAGAGTATGTCCGTACTCTATAAGTGCTGTCTAACACGAATACTATTAAACGTAGTAGTATTTTGTTTACTATTTATTATGTGGTTTTGTCATGATTTTTCCACATACATGAAAAAGGTTATAAAGTTTAATACTTTGTAGCCTTTTTTTGTGTCTTATATATTTATATAAATACTAATATGGATGGGACTTAAAAAAATTATATAAATTATATTATAAATGTTGTTAGTTCGCTTTATGTTTGTAGTCGCATTGTTTGTATACCCCCGTATGTACATATGATTACTAAGTGTACTACCCACCTTGATTCAACCCCCCTTACTTATTTTTGACATGAAAGTACCCGTGGGTATTCGAGCGTCATCACTATTTATTCACATTATCTTAATACACACAAATCTTATGAATACTTTTACCATTACTAACGTGCGTCTGTTACCTCAGATTGGAACTAACGCGCCTGCTATGATTATTGATGTTGCTAACCATACTACTGGTATTTACCGTAGTGAGAAGGTGGCACTGATTGACCTTCGTGATGCAGGCATCACTGCTACTAGATTAGCTGACGTTGAACTCGTTGAACTACGTGAACGCTTCATTGGCGGTAGAGTTAGTGGAGACATTATCTTCCACAATGCTGGTAGCACATACATTGCTGATGCAAACTCTACTGCTGTCGTTAGCGGTGCTGTCGAAGTTGGTGCTACACTCAAACGTAAGGCTGACCAATTTCGTGTTGAACGCTTTCTTACCATCTCCCGTAGTGATAACGCGATGCTGCGTTCTGCTATTGCAAAGGAAGCTGGTCAGGCAATGGCACAGCTATGCGGAGGGTTTGTTCCTTCTGCTAACGTTGGTGCTAGTGCGCAACCAGCATTAGAGGTTGGCGGTAATCATCCTGATGAAGATGATACTGTTGATGGTGACGCTGAAGAAGCTACTGAAGAAGCTACTGAAGAAGCTACTGCTCCTGTTGGACGTAGAAGCCGTCGCAAGACAGCATAATATGCGAAACGACGATAGTAGCGATACTATCGTCGTCTATCACACGTGATGGTGTGGTACTGATGAGCAGTCACTAATGTACGCATACGTAGTTATTACGTGTGTGTACGTAAGCATAGTCTAATCATACTTACAGCGCGAACACTGTAATGTCTCAGACTTGTCTCTTTATTAATGTCTTAGAATTAACAACACAAATAATACCACAGAAATTATGATTAAGTTTTCTAAAGTGATTAGAACTATACTACTATCAATAGTATTAATAATATTATTCATACAATTGTATGGTGATGTATTCAGTACTACTATGCCAGTATTACTTATGGCTCAATTGATGGCTTGTATTGGTATTGCATTCATATTCTTTACAGATCATAACGAATATGATGATTGGACTCAAGTAAAACCTAAAGACTGTGATGAATCTCGTAGATATTGCAATGATATAAAATGTATTAGTGGCAATACTACATTTCTTGGTAGTAGATATGATTCCAGTGATGCAGTTGTATACAAGTATAGGTGTTATGATTGCAATACTACATATGAAATTGCAGAAGTACGTTTAAGAAAGAGGTTGTAGATTAACAATGATAGTAGTATTTGCATGATTAATGATATTGTGCAGATACTACTTGATTTAATACTTATAATAATACTAGTATCTTAGCATTGACATTGATCGAAAGAAAACGAATGTGTTAGTGTATATTCATACCATACTAATTAGTATATGTCAATATTTAGTGTATATTATATATAAGGTATAGATACATTGACAAGTCTACGTACACATACAATACTATATTCAATAGTATTTGCATACACACAATCCCTAATTATAAGTTTATACTATACTTGTACACATAATATAGTGACATATACTCACTGTATTTATGCAATTACTCAAGATAAGCGTATAACTAACAGTATTAGAGTAGCTATTTGCATTAATAATAATAATGTATTAATACTATTCACACTATTTATTACTACTTCAGATACTTGAACTAATGATAGTATCAGAGTTTATTATGTATTAACTTTCACAAGCGTTTCCTTATAACTTTGGAATGTTAGTCTTACTCTTATGCTTTAGTCGGCAATAACATTTATTACAATTAGAAGAAATACCTAGTGTATAGAACAGCACACTAATTGTAGTATTTGTATCATCATAAAAATTAGCATTATGAAACTTAGTATGAAAAGATATACTGTAACTATTAATTTCATTTTTAATAAGACAGGTAATGTAAAGAGTATTGTTGAGAATGTAAAAACATTAAAAGAAGCATTGTCTTATAAAGATATACTTGATGAAACTGTATCTACAGCACGTATTAAAAATAATGTTACAGGTAGAATTAAATGGTTAATACCTCACACAATTAAATAAATAATAAGAATTATGAGCAAGCGAGTAACAGCAAAGTTTTTACCTGAAGAAAAGAAAATGAAATTCTTAACAGTATCTAAAGAATACATAGTATTGCGAACAGATGCAGGTGATAATGTATTTATTACAGCCGACGATGGTACTGTTCGTCCTTATGCACGTAGTATGTTCGAGAATTAGTATCATCATTTCAATTCATTGTTTTAATACCTACAACAGATGAAAAAAATATTAGTATTAGTAGTAGTATCTATGATGGTAACATCATGTGTAACTAAACACACAACACAGGGATACAAAAATGTGTGGGAAACTAAAGATGGTAAGATGCGCAAAATGCGTACAACTGAACGTCCGTTATGTATTGATTCTTGGAAGCCATGAGTGACAACACGAGACATATATGGGAGGGTTGGACAGTCCAAAACTTCATTGATGAACTGGAAATAACTTTCGGTTATCAAAAGCTAAAAGATCTTAATGCACTAAAAAAATGGTGTATGAGTGAGCAACCATACTACAAAAAGCATATACCAGAAGTGTACAATCACTTCAAACAAAAGTTTGTGCCTGCGGTTGATATGTGGGACTAATCATTAAACATTTAAAATGTCTCTTTTATGGGCGAGGTTAATAATCCACTTTTAAATAAGCATTATTAATAGTGGTTCAAGTCCACTGCATTTTTTATAGTAACTTTCATCCAATTGCGGGTGATTAACCATATCAGATAAACATTGTTATTGCTCAATCTAGTTATAGAGCCTTTGTTTCTTGTCAAGGTGCAACCTTGTGAGAGTTATTATTTATTTAAGTATTTATAATCATTAAAGAAAAAGAAATGGAAAAAATGCACGTTCAAATAAACGAAGAACAACCTCTTGCAGCAATAGAAGAAGTATTAAAAGCAGCAGATGTTGCAAAAATAGACCCTTCTTATCCAAACGAAAAACAAGTTTTATTAGTTATTTATTCAGATGCTTTTTACTGCACTTATAGACATGATGTAAGACTATTTGACGAGGAATTAACTACATTACCACAACTACTAAACATTTTAAAAGATGCTTAATTTAGGAATAGAACAAATACTAGCATTTTTATTGGGTGTTTTATTTATGTTTACTTGCATATTTGTATCAAGTGTAATTAACTACAGACGCAAAAAAGATTCAAGTGAATCTACAAGTACATCAATGGTAGACAGTGTAAATGCAGTTAAAGTACAACAACAGAAAGTTAATTCATTACTAATTTCGCCTTTGAATGATGAATTAGTGGGAATACATAAAGATGTAAACTCAACTACATTTGTACAAGACCAAATAATAGAATCTGCAATAGAAGATGTGTTATCAAACTACTTACAAAAACTATAAACAAAATGGAACAATCAGAAGAATTAAAAAGATTGTTAGTAGATGCAAGTTATATAGGTGACGGTGCATATGTAACTTTAGGAGCATCTGCAATTGAAATAATTGTATTTACTTCAAATGGTATTGATGTACAAAATCAAATACATTTAGATTTAGTAAATCTAACATTAATATCAGATTTTTATCACTTGCATAATAACGATGTCTTATGAAACCAAGAACAGAACTTTCAATAAACGTATTTTTAAAAGCATTAGAAACAGACACTATTGTAAAAGGTACGTGTTCAGCTTGTGCAGTAGGTAATATGATAGCAGCAGCAAATTCTGTACGTGTACGTAAACATCCAACACAACAATTTGGTAAGGATATGTTAAATTACGTAACAGACAACTTTATACCAAACTGGGTACGAGTGTTTGTAACAACACACAAGGGTGTACAACGATATTATCCAGAAAAATTAACAGGTGCAATAGAAAAAATGTTACTTAAAACAAATTTTACTATTGACGAATTAAGAATAATTGAACACACATTTGAAACAACTGCTAAACATCATTATCTATCTTATCCTACATTACATCCAAACATTGTACGTCAAGATATACTCAATGGTTTAATTGCTGTAGTAGAAGAAATGTTATTATTTGACAAATCTACAAAAGATGTTAAAGATGTATTTACATCTAAAGCTCTATTAATTCCAGTTAATTCTTAATTATGAAAAAGCAAGATATAGTAGCCTTAATAAGTAGGCATTGTTTAAAAACTACTAATACAAAGAAACACGGATTAGTAGGTTCAGAAATATCTATAAACACTTTTGCTGATGCATTACTTGAAGAATTAGACTTTTCTTCTACACCCATGCAAAAACTTCACAAGCTGATGGCAGAACATGACGGTGTAGCACTACATCTACGTCATTTATTTGAGAACAAACAGTACGACAGAATATGCTATATTACAGGCATTGATGTTGCATATATTCATAAACCAATAGTACCAAAAACATAGTATTATGCAATGGACACCAACAACAGCATGGATAGATGAATGTGTATTTATGTTAGTATTTGTTCCAATAGGTATTATTCGCTCTATATGGTATAATGTATCAATATGTTATACTAATATGTATCCACTTAAACATACTCATGTATGTTTATTAACACTGCTATTAATTTTTATTCTCGTTTTAACTTTAACCATTTAAATTTTTAATTATGAGTAAGTCGTTAGAAAATGCAGTTCAATTAGAAGCGCACGAAATATTACTTTTAACTCCATTTCAAAAAGCAACTAATGCTATAATATGGATAAAAGAATTGTTAGCAACAAAAGCTAAACAAGGAAATAGTAAACTTGGAAATGCAAAAGTAGGTTTTTGTTGTTTAGGTGTAGGGTGTACAATTTTAAACATAAAAGATTATAGCTTTGTTGCAGGTACAGATGCAAGATTTACAGCAAGCGTAGGATTAATAACTCACGTTGGTTATCCACACTATCCTGATCATAAAGACCCATTTTTACGGTCATTAACAGAGTTAAATGATAATGAAAAGTACACGTTTAAACAAATTGCTGTACATCTTTGTAAGCATCATTTATACTATTTTCATAAAGATGTATCTGATCAAATAGGTATATTATTAAAAGAAGAAAATTTAATACAAACCTCTTAATTCTATTCTCATGTTTACATTATTTGTTATTTGTTTAATAATTGGAGTAGTTGCATCGGTTGTATTACTTATAGCTGCAGGAAATTCTTCTGATTCTATACCATCAAGTAAGCATCTTAAAATGTTATTATTTATTGTTGTACTTATGTATGTTATTGGATGCATCGCGTATTCAAATGTATATCCACCACTTGATTAATATTTACAATTATGAATATCCAAAACTTAAAAAGAATACGTAATTACATTCAATCAATACCAGAAGATCGTATTGATATGAGAACATTTGGAAGTTCTTCTAATATACTTTTAGATTTCAGAACAAAAGAAATTGACCCAGAAGCAGTAAAAGAACTTACAGACTGTAATACAGTAGCCTGTATAATAGGTCATTCTATAATATTAGATTTAGATTTGTATGCAGAAATAGCAAAAGAAAACGCATACAAATCTACAAATTGTACAGAATGGGCTACAAAATTTTGTGAACTTGATAATACGTATCAATTTTCATGGTTATTTGGACCAACATGGCACGCCAGTTTTAAAACTGTTGCTGATATAACTGTACGATTGAATTATGCAATAGAACATAATTCAATACCAATAAATGCGTTAAAGCAAATAAAAAGCGGAGTTTTTTATAATGTAATGTACATTTTATTTAAGCACAATTTAAAATATATACCATAATGGAAATTCAATCTTCTATACAAGCAGTGTTAACATTTTTTTTAATACTATTAACAGGTGCTTTTATTTACACATCGGACAAAAGTGTTGAAAATGTTACAACAAAACCTGTTATTACTTCTCATGTAATAGTAGCTACAGTGGTTTTAAAAAAAGATACTGTAAAAATACCATTTAAATTACAAGGGAAGCCTTATTATGATATAAACGATGCTATAACTGTACGTTTTATCAATGATACAGCTATAATTATTAACAATAGACTTACAACTTTAGATGGTATTGCCACTTATAAAGGAGTAGTCGTAAAAATCGTAGAATAATGGCTATTATATTGTTACCTACAACACACGAAAAAATGATGTGTTTGATAAAGGATTTTAAGCACACAAAAAAACTTCTTATTATAAATGTAAGTGCAGCTAATTATTTTAGAAAAGCATTTATAAATGCAATGGTAGATGGTGATTCACAAACTGTTAAATTGTTATATATTGAATATTGTGATCGCAAACACAATGTTAATTATATTAAAACATTGTTAAATTAACAATAAAATAAATACTGAATTACTATAAATTATGGCTTACGATATAGAAATAAAAAAAGAAACACCCAACTTAAAAGATGTTAAAGTAGCTGATTTACCTTGTTTAGGTAAAAATAAGATTACTGGGAATATTTCCCAATTAATAGGTGTAAATGGTAATCAATTTATTACACATAGCCGTAGATCTAGTGCAGTGTGTGGTGATAGTAGTAAGGGTGTTAGATTGTTATCAAACTACACTTTAGCACCTCCTAACACCTCAATAACAATCACCCAACCCTAATACCAATAATAATCTATATACTTACTATAAACAACACAAATAAAATAGTTGGTATTGTAAAATTAATTTAGTATCTTTGATACTGTAACATTAAAAAAAATGGCTAAGATTAAAAGCAAACCGAACAAGAATGTTGTATTAAATACTAACATTCGTCGTAGTAAAATTGCATTACGTAATTTTAAATCTAAATTTGACAAAGTTGAACACGCATTACGTGTTGTTGGTAACAATGGGGGTAAACTTCCTGGTCAAGTAATGGGTAATGAAAGACTAGGTGCTACGGAATTTTCTATATCTGATGGTGTAGGTATTTACGTACTTGGTAAAGTAGATTACCTTCAAAAAGTAGGTATGCGAAAAGTACCTTTTGTAGTAAAAAAGAAATACTAAATAATATAGGCTAGTAATTATTAATTGCTAGCCTATATTTAATTTTAAATGTTATGTTTCAACCTAAAGGTACGTTAAATCAACAAAGTAATAGTAAGTCTAATCCTACTGTTAAACGTGTAACTACATCTAATACACATAATAAAAAATTAGATGCTGCTTTAAAACAAAGTCTTATAAGTGAAAAAGAAGCTGTAATGGTTAAAGCTGAATATAGTAAACTTGACGATATGGTTAAAAACATTGTTAAGAAAGGAAAAGAAATTAGCTTTACTGTATTACAAGAAAACCCTACTTTTAATTATTCAATTAATGTAGATAGATATGTTATTGAAGTAAAAGAAACTATTAAAGTTTTATTATATAACGAATGTTTTTTAGAGTATAATAGAGAATCTATTGTAAAATAACATTATAATATTTAAATTATGACTAGTAAAATAGATCAATTACTTAACGATGCAAAATTGCACGTAAAACAAGCTGAAGAAAAAGTACAACATTGGAAGGCAATACACAATGAAAGAAAAAGATATTTAAGTACAATAGAGATTATAAAGGACGTTAAGAAACCTACAAGTACAAGTGTAAATACTGATAAAGATACTTTTTAACCCTTTGTATACTGCTCTGTAGCATACTAACCTTACCATTTACCCGTAATACATGATTTATTCAGTACATACCGAACACGGAAAAGACGTATTGACGCATAAATTAGACGTTAAACTGCACGAATGTATAGATTTAGAAGACTTTTGCTGCCTTGTGTACGGTTATAACGATAAAATGTCACCAACAATACGGTTAACGTGTGATTCAGATTATGAGAAAGCCTATAGTCAATTTTATAACACTGTAAAAGCGATTATTAAGATTTGGCGTAATCCAAATAATTTAACAGAATTGTCTTTAAATGCTATTATGGAACTAGCTGAAGCATTGATGTATAATAACTCTTATTTATGTAGATTAAGAGTTGGTAATATTGAAGCTAATATATTAGGCAATAAATTTTTATTTACAAACATTGTAAAATATGTTGTAGATAAAGATGATAAAATTATAGCAAATTTTGATAAAGAAATTGCTAAAGAAATTAAGCAAATATTTCCTCTAACTTTAGATAAAGTATCAGATGTAAAGAATGCTGCTAAATATTATACAAAATGGATGAGTATACTTCCATTCACAGGCGCAAATACTATAATAGCAAATGTGTGTATAATGTTAATCTACTATTATAGATACAATAAAATAATTTGTTTCACGGACAACTACTCAAAAAACTATTCCTATGTCTATAACATTAACAAGCGGGCAAACACTAGCGGTAAATAAATTGTTAGAATTTGAAAAATCAGATCATTTGTCTGCTTCACTGATAGGTTTTGCTGGTACTGGCAAAACTACTATTATTGACGACTATTTAAGACGTACTGCTAAAATGCAAAAACTTATTTTTGTAAGTGCTCCTACACATAAAGCTAAATCAGTTATACAAGCAATAACTTCTCGTAAAGGATTGACTATTCAATCTTTACTTGGACTTAGACCTACTGTTGATTTAGAAAATTTTGACTATAATAATCCAAAATTTAAAAGAACAGAAGATGCTAAAATAGGTGAATTTAGTAATGGTGTTGGTATTATTGATGAAAGCTCAATGTTATCTAAACAACTTACTTTATATCTTAAAGAAGAAGCTGCTAAATGTAGAGTTAAACTTATTTTTGTAGGTGATGATTATCAATTGCCGCCCGTGAAAGAAAGTTATTCTACTGCACTTCGTGATTCAGATATTATTATAAAACTTACTGAAATAGTACGTCAATCTGAATTAAATCCTACTGTAAATCTTATCAAAAGAATTATTAATGATATTGATACTGGTGGGTCTACTATGATAGATTATCTTAAAGAGAACAGAAATGGGATAGTTGAAGATGAAGGTTATAGTGTATTAGACGATTTATCTTTTGCTACAGAAGCAAAAAAGTTATTTAAATCCGATCATTTTGATTTAAATAAACAATATGCTAAATATATTGCTTGGACTAATGTAGATGTATCTGGTTTTAATGAGAAGATTAGAAAACTAATGTTTGATGAACCTGAATATATTGAAAATGGAGAACTGTTATTTGGTTATAAGCATATACTATTAAATGACAATAGTGCATTAATTGTAAATTCCGAAGAATACTTAGTTACTAGTTGTAAACTAATGGAATATGATAGTAGACTGGAAGAAGAAGGTTACTCAAAAATAGATATGTATAGAGTAAGTATTAAACCTTTAACAGGTACAGAAGCTAATACTAAAATAATAACTATTGTTGCGCCTGAAGGTGTTCAAGAATTTAAACGTGTATTCAATTTAAATTTAAAAGAAGCTCTTGTTGATAGAACTGGTTGGAAACAGTTTTATAACTATAAACAATATAAAATAGTTTTAGGGCAACTTAATAATACTGCTGGAGAAAAGTATCATAAAAAACCTTCTTACATCGGTAAAGATATTGATTACGGTTATGGTATAACTGTACATAAATCGCAAGGTAGTACATATACCAATTGTATTGTTAATTTACGTAATATTATGCGTCAAAGAGACCCTATTGAAAGAAATAAATTAATTTATGTTGCAATTACTAGAGCTAGTAATAAAACATTGTTATATATTTAAGCTAGCAAAAAAATTCATTGAGAAATTATAGTCACCTATAAAACAAATGTTATAAAGGGTGTTAATGTGGTAAACCACGATGAATAGCTAGTTTATGCTAATTTTTATTAATCTACAAAAACTGTTGTTATGAAAGAATCTAAGAATTTTGATAAACCTGAAAAGTATTGGAAATTTAATAGCCATTTGGTTAGTAAAGGTGTTCCTACAGGTACTAGACGAAAATTACCAGGCGCAGCGTATTTTGTACTAGTAAATACTCAAGTACAACCAGGTGGTTATAGAGCCAGAGATTCAGGTAATCTTATGCTAAATAATAGCCAAAATAACCGAAAAAAAACATTGCGTAGTTCTTCAAAAAGAGTAACTACATTTCGTAAACGTGCATTTAGCTGGTCTACACGTAAATCTTTTCGGAATGAAAAATAAACTATATTTTGTTACAGACGGTGAATATACTGATACGTCTATTGTAACAAATTATAGTAATACAGATCAAGAATTATCTGAAGTTATTATAATATCAGGTGATGCAGGACTTACTATGTTAAGCTATGAATTTAGTAAAATAGTAGGTTCTGCAGAGCCTGTGTTTGCAATGGATTTTGAAACTACTGGACTTGATAGTTATGTAAATGATGTATTAGCAGCTGGAATATGTACTAGAAATAGTCCTCTTTTTGCTGTTGATATGCAAACTGTAAATTTACTTCCTTTATTAGAAAAGTGTTTTAAAGACGGACTAGTGTGGTTAAATCATAATGTTAAGTTTGATTATAAGTTTTTACAAAACAAAGGTATTGTATGTAAAAACTTTTATGATACTATGATAGCTGATCAAAGAACTACACAAAATACAGGGTATTCTCGTAGTCTTGTAGGGTTACTTCAACGTAAATTGGGTATTGTACCTTATGAAATGGACAAACGTATAAGAATAGAATTTGTTGGAAAAACACTTGGTAAATTTGTTTTTAAAGATAAACACATCCATTATATTGGTGGAGATGTAAAATTACTATTTCTTCTTAAAGATAAACTTGATGAAAGTATTAAGAAGTATAATATGAATTTTCTACTTCATGGTATTGAATTTCCATTAATTCACGTACTTGCAAAAGGTGAAAATGATGGTGTTAATATTAATGAAGAAAAGTGGTTAGCAAAATATAAGAAAAATTCTGATTTAGTTTTTGAATTAGAAAGTAATATGGATAAATTGCTAATAACTTATCGAGATGAATATTTAAAAGATGAAAATAAATTGTATTTACTTGGAGGTAAATTTGATAGAGAACGTGTAAGACAAGAACCTCTTGATCAAGTTGACTTATTTGGTAATACAGTATCTTTTGAAAAATCTTTACAGGGTAATAAAAAACACCCACCTAAAGTAAAGTTTAATGCTGGTAATGTTAATTGGGGAAGTTCTACTCAAGTTGTTGAAATAATGGCTAAATTAGGATTTCCTTTACCTAATAAATTAGATGAAATATCTACACCACGACTAAATAAAAAAGGTAAAGTAACTAATGATAGTTATACAACAGGTAAAGATGCACTTAATTTATATGTAACTGCAAGTCCTGATATACCACATCGTGAATTTATTGACTTGTTAATTACATACAACTCTACTAAAACTAGAATGAATACATTTGGTAAAGTTTTTCTTGATAATAAGAACCCTGTTAGTAAAAAGTTTCATACAATATATCGTCAAGCAAATGCTGCAAATAGTAGATTTCAAAGTGGTGGAGGTTTATCACAACCCGATAAATTTAATAGTCAAAATATACCTAGAGATTCTGAGTATCGTACTTGTATATATGGTAGAAAAGGTTATAAAGTAGTTACTGCTGATTTATCAGGAGCAGAAGTAACTATTATGGGAGATAAAGCTAAAGATAAACGATTGTTAGCTTTAACTAATAAAGATATTCATAGTCACATGGCAACACAAGGTTGGAAAAATATATTTCTATATCGTGCTGGAAAGTCTATGAATTTGTGGAGAACAGTTGAAACGTATAGAGTAAAACGTAAAGACCCAGAAACACTTTATAAAATTGAAAATTCAACTAATGCAAATGCTTTAGAATTTATTAGAAAGTATTTTACTTACAATGTTAGCAAAACTGAAAACAGTAGTAAACGTCAATCTGGTAAAAATTTAACATTTGGTAGTGTATACGGCTGTAAAAGAACTAAAGCCGCTAAAACTATAAATGTAAATGAAGATGAAGGTCAAATTTATATTGACAGTATTAGAAATGAAATTTTTCCCACTTTTAAGTATGTTGAAAATAATGTAAGATTAGCTCTTAAACAAGGGTTTCTTGTAATTAACGAACGTACTAATTCTCGTGTATGGTTTATTGATGTAATTTACGCTTTACAAAATAATGCACAATTAGATTGGAAAGCTAAAAAAGATATTGATGGAGCTGCACGTAATATTCCTATTTCTGGTACACAAGCTGACATGATTAAAGAAGTTATGGTAGTAATGGACAGAAAAATTGATGAAGAACATTGGGATGCTAATTTTATGATGCAAGTTCATGATGAACTTGTTTATGATATACATCCTTCTCAAGCTATTGAATTTGGCAAAATATTAGCTGATGTAATGGTATCTGTTCCAAATAAATATTTAAGTTTCACAAAAATGGGTGTTGATTATAGTATTAACGACACTTGGATAAAAGACTAATTATGGCTCATTCAAAATTAACACACTATGCGTATTCAGCATTTGAATACGATCAATATGAACTAGCAAAAATACTTAATGACTATAGAGATAATTCTAATGTAGCAGCTGCTGATATTATTACAAGTTCATTTAAACCTAACGCTGGTACTTTTGTAGGTGTTATAAAAATAACATATTATTACAAGTGAGTAATTTTCAATCTATATTTAATAAACGTGTTGATGGGGAGTATAAAAGGCTTAATAAAGCCCTCCCTTTCAGTACGTCTAATGACTTTTCTGCATCTTATTGGAAAGGTTGGACTGTAGCTATATTTAGATACGCTGAAGAATGTAATATGCCTGACGATGTATTTAAACGACAACTCTTGTTAATTGAAAATGAAATTACAAGTACACCTAAAGATAACCCTTTAAAGTTTTATTGGGGTGGTTATAAATCTGCATTTGCGTTTTCACGTAGATTGTATATTGAGTATGTTGAAGATTGTATTAAAAATGATACTTATGTTAAAACTGAATATATCCCTAGAAAGAGGAATCCTAATCCTGTTATTGGTGGCGATGATTGTCCTTATTAAAAAAGGCTGTAACGATAAAGGTAAACTTGATAACATGATTGCAAACAATCATATTTTAAGTGATACTTTAATTACGTACAAAAACAAACTTGGACAAGAAGTAGCTAAAACTGGTGTACTTGTTGTTGAAAATGCAAGTTTAGTAGATAATCTTGCTGAAGTAGATAGTAGTGTTATAGCATTAAAAACATTAGTTAAAAAAAATTCTAAACTATTTAAAAGTGGAGGAATAGCTTCTGTTATTGCAACTACTACATATTTACAAGGTAGTAATGATACAGTATATGTTGATAAATATGGTTCTTATCACGCTAATATAACACAATTTAGTAAATGGGTTACTGGTCGTCATATGCTTTCATTTGATAGTTCATATATAGATATAACTATAGAAAATGAGTTTACACTCGCCTTTGGATATGAACGTGAAAGTGGCTTAAAAAATATCTTTAAACCTAAAAAACCTATTGCATATCTTACTAATAAAAACCCTTATACTAATACTGAAAATTTTCGTATTGTTAATATTAAACAAAATGATAAATTGCTTGGATTAAATGTAGGCTTTGGTATTATGTATGGATTAACTCCACAACTTACTCCTAATCTTGTAGTAGGTTTATCTTTAACTAAATCATTAATTAAGTTATGACATTTTTTAAATACTATCTCAGAAATTTTAGTATAGCTACTATTTTTATAGTTGCTATTGCTATTGCGTGTTATTATACACGTGAAGAATTTACTACACCTGCTGTAGTTACATCAAGCATATTGTTAATATTCTGTATTTTACTTCCATTATTACTCCTTATAAAAGGGTATATAAGTTATTTAAAATATAAAAAAAATATAAAAAAACTGAACATAAATGACATCTGAAATAATAACTCTAATAATATGTACATTAGCGTATTTAGTGTATATTAATGGAACTGTATATTTTGAAGCATATGCGTTCCATTTAAAAAACCACGATAAAATACAACCATATAATCCACATTATTTTTTAATAAAACAAAGAATAGTGGTTATACTTGCACTTTCTTTTATAATGACTGGTCTATCTTTTTTTACACTTGCAAATATTGTAGGGTTAAGTATGATTTATCCGTATTTTCATGATGGTCAGTATTATAAACTTCGTAATAAACTACATAAAAAACACAATATTATCGAAGAAAAATATATGTTTAATGAAATAAAAGACATATATCCTGACAATGATATTGAAGAAGTGTTACCTAATGGTGACCCATACAAAGCTAAATTTTCTTATAATGCAAATCAGCGGTTTGATTTAGCTATAGTAGGTTTAGGAATACTAGTTTGTGTTGTTCTAGTAAAACTATTATTAGCATAATTGTGCTAATAGGTCAGATGGCGAAATTGGTAAATGAGCAATGCGTTTGTGTTGTGATACAATGTATCTTGTAGGTTCGAATCCTACTCTGACCACAAAAAATAATGTTATGAGAGACATAAAAACTTTTTATTTGATAGCAGCTACATTAAGTATGGATTCTGCTTGTTGTGTAGCTCATTCAAAATGTAATGATAATTTTAAAAGAATAAAATTAACCAAAAAACAAAAGACTGCAAAAATGGTTTAAAAAGTCATATAATACCTATAAAGTTTAATAGTGAACCTATAAAAAATATTATTGACGGAAAATCTAAACCACAGGAAAAATATTTAAAATAACTTAAATATGAATATTGACGCTAAAAAATCTGCTCGACAAGCTGAAGGTGCGCAAAAATGGCGTACTTCAAAAAAGCATGGAGCTATTAAAAATGGTAGTGGTGTTCTTAATTATGTTTATGGATTTGGTAAAACATATGGCACAATTAATTATATTATTAAACCTGTTTTACTTCAAGATTTACTTAATCAGAATGTAATAATTGTTGTTCCTTCTGATGCTATTAAAAAACAATGGCGTATAGAGATTTCTAAATTTATAACATACGAATGTAATATTCAAATATTTAGTGCTGATGAACTTATTAACGCTAAAGAAATTCATGTATGTACATTATTAGTTGTAGATGAATTACATTTATTTTATTCTGAAGAACGAGAAAAACTTATCAATAAAACTCTTATTAAATTCAAATATAATGTTGGTTTAACTGCCACTTATGAAGATAGTACGGGTAGACACAAAAAACATAATAAATTGTGGCATGTTATTGATAAAATAGATGAAGCTGAAGGTATTAAAGAAGGTTATATTTCTAAATTTATAGAATATAATATTAGTGTTGATTTTACGCAACTTGAAAAACTTGAATACGATCAACATACTGTAGCTATTGGTTTACATCTTCCTAAATTTAATAACAATCTTAAGTTTGTTATATTGTGTCTCACAGGTGGCGAAGATAAAAATGGCAATTTTCATAAAGCTATTCAATGGGCTACTTCATTAGCTGTAAGTAATGGTTGGAAAAGTTCACTTGATTTATCAATTGATAATAATATACAAATAAATAATTTATGGAATCCAAGTAAAATTATTGGATATGCTAAGTTGTTAATGGACGCTATTAGATTAAGAAAAGATATTGTTTATAATGCACATAATAAAATTAGCATTACTACAGATATTATTGAAAAATTTAAAGAGTTAAAAACTATTTGTTTTAGCCAATCTACTGCATTTGCAGACAAAGTTGCATTATCTATTAATGAACGTATGGGTTCTGATTATTGTGTAGTATATCACTCTAATGTCAGTTCTCGCCCTTTGAAAGGAGATGATGGACATTGGATTACTTACAAAAGTGGTAATAAAGAAGGTCAGATTAAACTGTTTGGTAAAACCACATTAAAAAATATTGCTATTGATGCAATTAAAAATGGAAAAGCAGGTGCTATATCTAGTTCTTCTGCGTTAGATGCAGGATTTAATGTAGAAAGTATTAGAATGTCTATTACTACTAGTGGTACTGCTAATGTTATTCAACAAAAACAACGTCGTGGACGTGTTGTTAGAATAGAAAAAGGGTACAATGACAATGTACTAATTATTAATGTTTATATAAAAGATAGCGTAGATGAAAACTGGTTAAGAAAACGACAACAAAAAAGCTCTACTATACCGTATTCAATACATAGTATCGAGCAAATACGAATTAAAAACACTAAAAAAATTAATCCATTTACTATACAATGATTATTTTATCTGAATATATTGATTTTTTAGTTCATCATAATTTAACTCAACGTCAATTTCTATTGTTACTTTGTATTAAAAATGCTGATCAAATTACTCTTAATAAGTATGCTAAATTATATGGAATTAATGATGGGGTAACGCCTATTATTGGTGAAATAGAACTTGATGAACTTATAGATAGAAAATATTTGGTACAAATGAACGATAACGGATTCTTACAAGATTACGTTGTTGGTAGCGCATTTGTAAGTGCATTTGCTAATGAAGAAATAGCTAATGAGTTTTTAGATGAATATCCTCTTTATGTTGTAATAAATAAGAGAAGAACATCACTTTCTTTATGGGATTTAAATGAATTTCGTAAAGTGTATTTAGAACGTATTAAGTATAGTCGCAAAGAGCATAATAAAATTATGCTTGATTTACAGTATGCAAAAGCGCACAATTTAATTAATTGCAAACTTGAAAAATTTGTTTGTAGTGAACAATGGAGAGTAATTCGTAAAGAACGTTTAAATGAAGATGCAATAACCACAATAACTCCAAGTAATGAAGCAACCTTTGAACTCTAATAATGATAAAGTTTATTTAGCTTTAAAAACTAGTGAACAAGCTGTTAATGAAGCCTTAGAACAAATTGAAGCAGAACGTAGTGGTATACAACGTGGTTTGTTTTCTAGATTTCCTTTACTAAATTTAGGTTTACTTAAATATTGGAGATTTGATACAGTTACCTTAATTGCTGCTATGTCAGGAGCTGGAAAATCTTATTTTTTGGGTATGTTAAAACAAGATTTTACTAACCCGAGAATAAATGGTAGATTTGATAGTAAAGTTATTATTTTACACGCTTGTTATGAAATGTCTGCTTCTAATGAGATAGTAAGGATTCTTGCTTCTGATGTAGAAGTTAGTTATGCGCACGTATTAACTGCTGAATATGACAAAGATACAAAAGGTTACAAAGGATTAAATGATGAAGAATATGTACGATTAAAAGATGAAGCTGAAAAGATGAAGAAGTTGCCAATATATTATATTGAAACTGCTGGAAGTCTTGAAGCTTTAGGTAATACTCTTGATTCTGTTATAGAAAAATTTCCAAAACATAAAGTTGTATTAATGATCGATCATACATTATTATCTAGAAAAACACGTGAAATGCGTGATGATTTAGCTCTTGTTGCTGCTACTGCACAATTTTGTATTGATAAGAAAAAAAAGTATAATAAGAATCTTATGATTATTATGCTTGGACAACTTAATGGAAATATTGAAAGAGATGAACGTATACAAACACCTGCTTTACATTTTCCAAAGAAAACTGATATTCATGCTCAAGCACAGTTGTATTGGGCTTGTGATAATGTTATGGTTTTACATAGACCTGAGTTATTAGGTATTAGACTTTATAGTAGTAAAAAATACCACACTGCAAAACTAGTTCATTTGTATTTACTTAAATCTAGGTTTGGTAATATTGGTAGTATTTATTTATATGAACAGTTACATAAAGGTGTATTTCAAAATATACCTAGTAATTTAATTAATGGTGAAAATCCACCACTTCAACAAAAATCGTTATTTGAACTAATGTCATAATTTTTTAATATTAATCATTGTGATTGTGAATAATTGTTGTATCTTTACCCTATGGAATGATACGGCAAAGAAGCATCAAGTTTTCTTCTCATTCATAATCATATATCAAATAGTATAGCGGAATGGATAACCCTAAGAATACTAAAACTTCTAAAGAGGTCGTTAAGAAAGAAACAGAAACAAATCCTGTTACTAATTTACTTTCTTTTCGATCTCTTGACGAAGCTATGGTGATGTGTGATAAATTAGCAAAGTCTAATTTTAATCCCCTAAAAAAAGCTGAAGATGTACTAGCTGCAATCCTTATGGGAAAGGAGCTTGGAATTGGTCAAATGATGGCATTAAACAATATTTATATAGTTGATGGTAAAGGTTCAATTGGCTATCATGTTGCAAATGCACTTATACTTAAAGCTGGTATACATTACGAAATTGAAAAAGATTCTTTACCTGTTTATGAATACTATGATGTTTTAAATAAAGGTGCAAAATACACTTTTGATGAACTTATAGAAATTAAAAATGTTACGGGTCAAGAATATCGTATAGTAGCTTTTGCAGGTTCTAAAGAACAACAATCTACACAGCTTAATAAATATATCAAAGAAACACCTGATAAAATTCTTATCATCAAACATAAAACTGATGATTTAGAATGTATAATTAACTTTACTCGTACATATAAAGACGGTAGAACACCTATGAAACTTAGACAAGTTTATAGATTGAGTGATTTACCTGTAACGTATATGGAAAAACGAGATAATTGGAAAGGTCATACTCGTGTAATGCTTACTAATAGAACTACTCTTGTTGGTAGTAGACGTATTGGTGGAGATATACTGCATGGTATGTTAGAAACTACTGAATTATTAGATTTTAAAGAAATACCGTATACAATTGATGATGAAGGTGCAGTTACTATTCAAGATAAAAATGGTAACCAAGTTCACAAAGTTGAAACAAGAATTGATATTGACAAATCTGACGTTGATAGGGAAGTTATAGTTGATGAAACTGAAACAGAAACTACTACAAAAGATTAACCCCCGCCTATTCTAGGCAATTATTTAATTATTTTTTATTAATCATTTAACACTTTTATTATTATGTTTAATCCTACTGGAACTCTAACCAATCAAAAGCCTGCTAAGGATAGCAAGCCTGTGATTACATTGACACCAACTAAAGGAATCATCCGTGTGAATACTCACGTGGCAAAATTAATGAACGTTACTGCTGAACAGTATCTTGCTGTTGAAGGTGGTACTGATGCAGAAGGTAAAGTTGTGTTTGCTTTGTATCTTGGTCATAAGTCTGATGAAGAGCAAGGTTTGTCACAAGTTGGTTCTAAACTAGCTTTTCCTTCTAGTCGTAACGCTGGAAATCTTCAAATGTCTTCTTCTAATGCTTGGATTTCTATGGGCGGTGTAGAGAAAGAAAAATCTTCTTTCGTCGTAAGTGACGAAACTGTTGAATTTGAAGGTGTAGTTTATTTTCCACTTATTCCCCGTTCTAAAGAAGAAGATCTTGCAGAAGATCTTGATGATCTTGAACAAGGTGTAACTGAAGAAGGTGGTGCTGAAGTTGATTACGAAGAAGAAGATTAAGTTTTTTTAAGTATTGTTTATTATCCATTTTTATTAGAAGTGGTAGTGTTAAAACTACCACTTCTTTTTCTCTAATTTTTTCTAATTGATATAAGATTATGTTTGGTATTACTAAAGAAACCAAAGCTAATAATAGAATACAATGGATGCCAAATCCTGATTCTCCTATTCAGCTTGGATACCTTAAAAAAGTAAGTATTGATGAAATAGAAGTTGATTCTGAAAAGAAGAAGGTTCTTAATTTTACTTTTGAAGATAAAGCAGGTGAAAGAGAACACGTTCATACTGAATGGGTTATTGATTACGATGATCAAAAACTTGAAAAGAAGTTAAAAGCGTGTCAACAACGTATTAAACATATGTATGTATGTTATACAGGTGATGTTAATGCTGCTCTTGCAACTAAAATTAAGTATGCGGAAATTGATGATTCAGCTTCAAAAGAAATAATTGATAAAACGCACACTACAAATTTTGTCAAGTTCTTTGAAGGTATTGTTAAGCATTTTAATGAAGATGGTGACAAAAAAGATGCTATTTTCACTGCTGATAGTAAATCAATCCCAGTATGGGTGTTACTTACTATTAATACATATAATGATAAACCAGGATTGCCGTATTCCCCTAATTTTTTAGAGGTGTATCGTGCAAATAAACCTCCTGTTATGCAAGTTGATAAACGTTATCATACACTTGTTCAAGAAGGTAAATCGAGTAAAAGTGGTGGCGGTAATGTTGCTACTGATAATAACATTGGAAGCGGTGGCGCACCAATGATTCCTGATTTACCTATGTAAATTAATATGTCAAATATATAAAAGGGTACAGAAATGTACCCTTTTTTTTACTCTTTTATTAACTATGAGTTTTGAAATACTACCCGATTTAACAAAAGAGTATGTACTAAAATTTGTATCACAAGAAGATATATTTGAACACTTTTCTGGTATTCCTGTAACTGTAGGAGAACGCATATGTTCTCCGTTTAGAGATGATCCTAATCCTACGTGTGAGTTTTATTATAATAGTCATGGTAAAATAAAATTTAGAGATTTTAATGGTGATTTTTGGGGTGATTGTTTTGATGCAGTTGTTAGAATGACACCTACTATAACAGACTTAAAAGGTAGAAACTTTAAACTTGTTTTAGAAGAAATTGCAAAAGCTTTTTCTTTACATAAATTTAAGTACAATTCTAATGTTATTCCAAGAACGTTTATAAATAAACGTAATCTTGACACTACGATTAAAGATGTAAATCAGATTCAAATAAAAATTCGTCATTGGGATGAATCTGATATGAAGTATTGGAGAAAAATTGGTAAAAATATTACTCCTGAAATACTTAAATACTTTAATATTTATCCTGTACAAACAGTATGGGTAAATGGTTTATTAAAGTATGGTTATAAACGTAACGATCCTGCGTACAGTTATTATACTGGTGAATATCCCGATGGTAATCCTAAATGGCGTGTTTATTTTCCTAAAAGGGATTTTACTAGATTTTATACTAATAATACTTCAGTGCAAGGACTTAAACAAGTTTTTCCTGCTAAGTTTGGATTAGTTACAAAATCACTTAAAGATATTGTCTGTGCTTTTTCTTTTGGTATTACTGCTATTGCACCTGCGGGAGAATCTATACCACTTTCTAAAAATAGTATTTTTACGCTTAAAAGTAATGCACATTATACAGCATCATTATATGATTATGATAATGCTGGAATCCGTGGTGCAATAAATTTAAAAAAACAACACGGAATAATTCCTATACTTTTTACTGATTCTATACATAATAGAAATAAAGGATATAAAGGTTGTAAAGACCTTTCTGATTATTGTGTTAAATATGGTGTAAACTATACAGAAACAATGATTAAAGAATATATAGAATCTTACGATGAAATAATTAATTTATATGACAGCTATGAACGAGAACTCTTTAGACCAAGTAACCACTATTACTTCAATAGGCAATAAACTTTTACCTATATACGGTGAAAAACAACCTAAAACATACGGTTATTATTTTACACCATTAACAGAAGATGAGTATAAAAAAATCATAAAAAATATAAATAAATATCTTAAATTACAAGGAGATGTTTATGTTGTTAACATTAAATATGATAACAAAGTTAATTGTATTAATATTAATGATATTCAACTTATCGGATTAATAAACAATGTTCGAGAATCTGACATTAAAAAATACTTTGGTGTAAGTTATGAAGATGCACAAAATGGTGTATTACGTAATAGTGGAATAACAAAACGTGAATACTATCAAAATTTTGCTAATGAACGAGCTGCTAATGGAGAAAATCCAAAAATGCAAGAAGTTGCTGAAAAAGATAATGTTTTAATGCAATCTATATATTATCCTAACAATGTTAAATTATTGAAAGAATTTTGTATAGATAATTATAATAAAGTACCGTCACATGGTATAATTTATCGTAAACACCATGATTAAAATAATTATACCTAACTACATCAGGCAAGTAAAACTTAGTGAAAAACAACGTGCTATTTATTATAAATATGATAAAGATACACATACGGTTTCTTGCTCTAAAAAAATACTTTTAAAGTATTTAAAATCATCAACTTTAAATCTTATTGACAATCGAAAACGTATTAATTTTGAATATTTTAATACAGGTTTAAGTATTGATAAAGTTGGTAAACATGATGTAGTGTTTGATATGGATGATAAACCTATTATTGCAAATACTACTAAAGTAGGTAAACCTCGATATGAAATTATTAGTGGTCAATCAATCTATTCATCTAATACACAGCAGTTTCAACGATTAAAGGTTATGGAAGCTATAAAGTATAGTTTCCTACCTTATATCAAAGATATAGCCGCGTTTGATGCTGAATTGTACCCTATTAGAGTCAAATTATATATTTATGACACTGTTAAAAATATGTTTGATAAAACTAAAGACCCTGATAAACCTGGTATTAGATGGGATTTAAATAATCGTGCATATCCTTATTCAAAGGCAATATTAGATATACTGACTACAGGAATGATAGGTAGTGATTGTGTTATACCTAATCCGCCTTTGATAGATGATGATAGACTTCATGTTACAGAAGATGGCGGTGCTATTTTTTGTCCTATTGATAATACTGAAGACAGAAAACTTGTATTTATATTATTTAAAGATACATATAAAAGTTTAATTGCTGCTACTGAAAGTATTGAAAAAGAACGAGAAATTTTAATTCGTAATAACAAACATTATCGTTATTTAATTAATGATATAAAAATTCATTTAAACATTGTAGATTATGACAACGACAGCGCACCATTCTAATATTGATCTTGAGTATCAAAAACTTATTAAACATATACTTGATAATGGCGAAAATGTTGAACCTGCTCGTATTGGATTAGCCGGAACTAGAAAAATATTTGGGTATCAATATAAAGTAGATTTATTAGATAATAATAATAATTTTATTTTACCTATGATTACTGTTAACGCTTTAAAATTTGCAGATTTAACTACTGAACTTGATTGGTTTATTAGTGGAGATACTAACATAAAGTTTTTAGTAGATAGAGGTTGTAATTTTTGGACTGATGATGCTTATGCTTATTATTGTAACAAATTTAAAAAGAACGATAAAACTCCTAAAGATTTTAATGTTTGGAAAGCAAGTATTGGATTAAAAACTGACATAATAGAAGATGTTAATAAAATCACTCACACTTATGGCGATTGTGGTTCACAATATGGTAAAATTTGGCGTGGTATAAAAAGTGGTGATATTGACCAACTTTATACTTTAATAGATAATATTAATAAGAATCCTACAAGTCGAAGACATTTACTTGTTTCTGATTTACCTAATGAACGTGAAAATCTTGCTTTATATTGGTGTCATTCATTATTTCAAGTAAATTGTACAGAAATTGATCCTGTAACTAGGTTAAAATTGTGGTCTAAAAAAATGAAACATAGTGAAACTTTTGCTGATTCTTATTTAAGTAACCATAGTATTGAACAAGTGTCTGCATATTGTGAATTATTAGGCGCACCTAAATATTATATTGATGGTCATTTATATCAACGTAGTGCTGATGTAATGCTTGGTGTTCCATATAATACTGCTAGTTATAGTTTACTTTTAAATTTTATAGCTAACATTACTAATATGATTCCTCGTCGTTTTATACACAGTTTTGGTGATGTACATATTTATAATGATCATATATTAAAAGCTAAAATAATACTTGACAGAAAACCCAAAATCCTGCCAAAATTAATAATAAAAAAAGATTTAAAAAATTACGATATTAAAGACAGTCTTACTTTAATTAAACAAGAAGGTTTAGTTAGTATATTTAAACTTATTAATTATAATCCCGAATTAAGAATAAATTTTAAACTTCATACACAAGCAAAAAAATGAGTCAAATTATATACAAATCTGGTACTATTTACGCTGTAAATAAAGCTGGAAAACCTAAAATGTATTTTAGTGAAGCTACTTTAAATGACGATTTTAGTGTAACTATGGTACGTTATAGTGGTCAAGTAGGTGGAAAAATGCGTACACAAACTTCTACTATTAGTAAAGGAAAAAACATTGGAAAAGCTAATGAAACATCTGCGACACAACAAGCTGTTCTTGAATTAAAATCGCACAATGCTAAAAAATATATAGAAGGATATAAAACAGCTTCTTATTATATTACCAGTTATAATCTTAAACATCCGAAACAAAATTTAGTAGATTCAGTATATGATACAAATATACCTGATAAACTTGTTGGTGAGATTATTGTGGAACTTGGAGTAATTATGAATACTGATCACAATAATAGGTTAAAACCTATGCTTGCAGAAAAATATAAAGGTAGTAAAAAAGATAAATTTCAATTTCCTGCTTTTGCTCAACCTAAATACAATGGTATGCGTTGTATAGCAAGTGTTAGAGGTGGTAAAGTTGAACTTAGAAGTAGAGAAGGTGAGTCTATTAATTTACCACATATTCAAGAACAGCTTAGATTGTGTGTTACATTTATACACATGGCTAAGATGTATAATCTTGAGTTAGATGGTGAACTATATGTACATGGTATGCCATTACAAGATATTATACATAATGTTAGAACAACTAATTTACAAACTGTAGAAGTAAAGTATATGGTATATGATATACTATCAGATGCTAAATTTCTTTCTAGAATAAATTGGTTAACAAATGCTTTTCATGCGCAAGATTTAGCTAATAACAATTTTAATATAGTAGTTTCTGAAACTGTTAATATTAAAGATGAAAAAGAGGCTTTAGAGTATTTTAGATTGTGTCGTCAAGAAGATTATGAAGGGGCTATGCTTAGAAATAGAAACAGTTTATATGAATTTGGTTTTAGAAGTAATGATCTTTTAAAACTTAAAGAAACTCTTTCTGCTGAATTTCCAATTGTGGGTGCAAGTTTAAAACATGGTTCAGATGATTCTGATTTTGTTTGGGAGTGTAAAACAAGTAGAGGTCTAGTGTTTCAGGTTAAACCTCATGGCACTGTTGAACAACGTGAAGAATATTATTCTAAACGTAATACATATATTGGTAAATTGTTACAACTAAGTTTTTACGAATATACTAAAGACAAAATACCTTTTCATATAACAGAAGTTACTGTAAGAGATTACGAATAATCATTAAAATGTATCTATTTTATATTGTGTAAAATAGGTACATTTTTTAATACTTATTAAGGCACACCCAACAAACAACTAAGAAAATGAACAGACAAGAGAAGTTGGATTTTTTAAATAAAACAGCAAAGCCTAGCCAATGGATTGAAGGTGCAAAGTATAGGCAAAAAAATTGCTG